AGATGCAGCGTAGTCTCGTGGGCTCGGAGATGTGTATAAGAGACAGGATATATACCGTTTGGAGTATATAAATGTCTTAGATGCTCTGGAATAGTGCCCTGGTGAGACATGTTATTGTTATCAATGAACCATACCTTGTTGGGGTAAGCATCGGATATTACTGCCATGTAATAACGAGTAGCTTCTAGTTTTACTCGAGAGAAAGTACCTACTTCAATTAAGAGATTTTGAAAAGGTTTTACTATCCAATGTTCCCAATTAGGTGTAATTACTGGAATTCTTGAACTGTTAGTAGTACCGCTATTGAAGTACTCTTTTAACAACTTTTCATCATACTCTTTCCTCTTCATCCAGAAAGCACAACTAAAGCAGATGTGTTTCTTTGCCATTAACTGAGGTATTTCAAAACTTGATTCAAAATCGTCCAGGTTAATGGGTTCCCTACATAACTTGCATCGGTTTTCTTCTTTGATTCGTTCCATATTGCATTATATTTTAGAATTATATAGGATAATAGAACCAACTAACATCCCGAAAATGGGTTATAAGCAATACTTTCGTTACTAAAATTGAACCATTAAAACTGATAAGTTATGGATAAATTAACAAATGAGATGATTAGAGACCTTGCTAATCGTTTAGGTCTAGAACCAGCTCTATTGAAAGCTGTTCAAGTAGTAGAAGCAGCTGGTAGAGATGGATTTTTGGCTGATGGGAGACCTCAAATTCTTTTCGAAGGTCACATCATGTACAAGGAATTTCATAAAAAGTTCCCTGACAGAGATTTAGGTTACCTTTGCAAGAAGTATCCTACAGTATTTTTCCCTAAATGGGATAAATCGAAGTATCTTGGAGGCGTTCATGAGTACAAAAGACTTGAATTAGCCAAAGAAATTGACGAAGAATGTGCTTTAAAGTCTGCAAGTTGGGGAATGTTCCAGATTATGGGCTTCAATCACAATCTTTGTAGCTGTAAAGATGTCTATGAATTCGTTCATAAGATGTCAGAATCTCACGAAAAACAACTGGAATTGATGTACTACTTCATGAATACCTCTGGTTGTTTGAAGAATCTCAAGGAAAAGGACTGGGCAGGCTTTGCAAGAAAGTATAATGGTCCTGGATATGCACAAAATGCTTACGACCAAAAGCTAAGAAACTCTTACGAAAACTTCAAAGATAAGATATGAAAAGATGTCATTTTAACAGCTGGGTAGCAAAGGTATTCCTTTTCCCCAGTTACAAAGCAATTACGTTCCTCTATAATTCCTTCTTCAAAGATAAAAAGGAGGATTTGTTACAAGAGGATATTGACCATGAACGTACTCATCAAGTACAACAGTTTGAATGTACTGCACTGGGTCTATTTATAGGTTTATTCCTTTGTGGTATATTCGATCTATCAATTTGGTGGATTGTAATATTGGGCCTGGGACTCTTCTACATTTGGTATGGAATCGAATACCTTATCATCATGTGCTTTGCAGGTTGGAACAAACAGAATGAAAGGTATCATGATGTAAGTTTTGAAGAGGAAGCTCACAATAATGATAAAGACCCATACTACTTGGAGAATCGTAAACCATTTGCATGGCTTAAGTACGTAAAATTGAGAAGTTACAAGAAATGAAGAATCTAAAGGTATTGGGAGTGTGCGCTGGACAGGGTGCACTCCTGTTCCCTTTTAAGAAAAATTTGTTAGGGAATATAGAGATTAGAGGAGTATTCCATACACCGGGCGAAGAACAATGGAAACTCAACTTTGGGGATATACCATTCTATAAAGGTTTTTGTTTACAAGAATTTGATGAGAAAGTAGACATAATAATTTCATCACCCGATTGTGGGGCATCCTCGGTTATGAGGTTATCAAAAGTAAAGGAATTGGGTAATCCCCAGGATAACCGTAGTCTTAATCTAGTAATTGCTGCAATATTAGAGTATAAACCTAAAGTATTTCTTATAGAAAATCTACCAAGACTGCTATCCTTGCTACCTAAGGATTTCTTTGAGGAAACTCTGAAAGACTATAAATTAGTTTTTCACGAAAGGTCAGTTTCTGACTATGGGAACTCTCAGGTATCAAGGAAGAGATTACTCATCATTGGAGTGCATAAAAAGACCGGTAAGAAATACTTGAATGCTTTTGATGAAGTATTTAAAGTTAATGAGCTAAAGACAACTAGAGAGTTGCTTAAGCCGCTAACGTTTAGCTCTGAAATTGATACCAACCAGATTCCGTTTATGGCAAAAACCCTGGCAATGTATGATTATCGAAAGCTACCTGAGAAAAAGAATCTCACAGTAGCAAAGATACATCGACTCTGGGTTAGAGATTTCAACAAGGAAAAGAAGTGGCCTATCAAGACAGCTAAGATGAGTACTCTCCCAGGAGTATACAGATTGGAAGATGATAAACCACCATTAACCCTAAGACCTGCTGATAGGCAATTTAGACCTGATGGGTACCCTTTGGGAATTGAGGATTTCAAGGCAATTATGGGATTCCCAGAGAAATTTAAAATTTACCTCTACAAAACTACCAGAGGTGATACCTATGAGGGGGATTTTAAAAATCACCATTACTGGTTAAACAAGGCAAGATATACGATTGCCAAGGGTTCGGTTTATGAAGTGGGGATTTGGTTTAAGAAATGCCTCAAAAAGAAGAGTAGCTAAACTGAGCTGTTTTTGAGCTGTTTGAAAACCCTTTTTTCTTTTTATATATTTTTCTTTTTTAGGAAAGTGCTTTCTGGAAAGAAAGCTAAACATAAAAGAAATCTATACTGAAGGTAAGAAAGGGATTGTTAAGGGAAAACAAGGAAACGAGTGAGTACCAGAGTTTCACTAAAAGCGAAATTACCATGAAGAATTTAAAGAATGCCTTGTTTATTGTACTTCTAGGATTTACTATTTACCTTTGCTTCAGGAATTACAAACTAACTCGAGAAGTTTATTCCTTGAATCAAGCGGTCAATGAAATCCCAGATACAGTCCACTTAGACAAACCATTCAAACCAGAGAAGAAGTACTCTGAAGAAACTCAACCAGGTAAAATCTTAGTTTACGATAACAAGAAGCAGTCAACTCTCTTTCCTGATTCCATAAGACAGCCAGTTATCAGTAAACAAGATTCCCTGGTTCAAGTTGTCTTAAAGAAGAATCAGTTGAACCTAAGTTTCCTAAACCAACAATCAGGAACTTATTCAACTAGACTATTCAATATCGACTTGGATAAGTACAACTACAATTGGTATGAGGGTCAATTAACTCGAAAGAAAGTTGCAAAGTTATCACTTAGTCCATACGTTTATGGCAAATACAGACCTTTCAATAATCTCTTCGATATGGGAGCTGGTCTTTCAATCAAGACTAAGAGATTTAATTACAAACTCGGGGTCAATACATTTTACTATCCGAAGATAAAATCTGGGATAGGTACTGACATCGAATTTCAAATAACGTATAACTTTTAGATATGGCAAAGACTATCTCAGAAATTCGAAATACTTTAACTCGAGAAGAGCTTGCAAATCTCTCAAGGGTTTCAGTAGATGTTTTCTATTTTAGCCTTTTCTGTAATGTGATACACCCAGTATTGGGAAAGGTAAGATTCGACCTATACCCCTTTCAGAAATCAGTTCTGTATAACTTCATTGCCGAAAGATTTAATATCATCCTGAAATTTCGTCAGGCTGGTATTACAGAGCTTATTTCAATGTACTGCCTATGGTTGGCTATGTATCATCCTAACAAGAAGATTAACATCATCTCTATTAAGGACACCACAGCAAAAAAGGTACTGAAGAAAATTAAATTCATGTACAAGAATTTGCCCTGGTATTTACAAACACCAATCATAAATGGTAGAACTGGAGAATATGGTTCTGCTTCAATGATAGAATTCGATAACGGTTCTTTCATTGAATCAATTCCGACCTCATCAGAAGCCGGTCGTTCTGAATCACTTTCACTCCTGGTAATTGACGAAGCAGCAGTAGTTAGGTGGGCAGCTCAGATTTGGGCAGCAGCCTTTCCAACACTATCCACTGGTGGTGCTGCTATCGTCAATTCAACTCCTTACGGTGTAGGTAACTTCTATCATTCAACTTGGGTAGATGCTATTGCTGGAGGAAACCCATTCAATCCAATTCGATTATACTGGCAAATGCACCCAGAACGAGACATTAATTGGTACAATCAAATGTCTTCTGCCTTGGGAGCTAAACGAACTGCCCAAGAAATTGATGGTGACTTCTTATCATCAGGTAACACAGTCTTCGATTTAGCTGACATCAAAGCTATCGAAGACTGCCTTAGTGATTACCCAGTGATAAAGAGGAGATTCAATGGTCAGTATAGGCAGTTCTGTGAACCAGAAGATGACAAAGAATATTTCATTGGTGCTGACGTTTCAACTGGTAGAGCTACTGACTACTCTTCATTTACTTGCATGGATAAGCAAGGTGAAGAACAATGTATATACAAGGGAAGAATGGCAGTGGGTACCTATGCTAAGTTACTTGGTGATACTGGGATGTTATTTAATCAAGCATTGATAGCTCCAGAATCCAATGACGTTGGTTTAGCAGTAACCTCTAAACTCCAGGATGAAGGTTATCCGAATTTGTATTACTACCAAAAGATGCTCAAGAAAAAGGGCAAAAGCCGACCAGAGATGGATAAATCTCCTGGTTGGTTAACCACCACCAAGAATCGTTCAGTGATAATAGAGAACCTAGAAGAGGATATCCGAAATGATAATGTAATTATCAAAGACCCATTTTTCGTTCAGGAAGCTTATACTTTCATTTATGATGGTATTGGTAGACCTGTTGCAATGGGTAAACACAGAGCAAATAACTCTGCAGTGGATGTAGACTTAGAGGGTGATGTATATTCCGATGATGACATCTTTGGGAAAGCAATCACTAATCACATAAGGAAAGGAAAAACTAACGTAATCGTACAACCAAGATGAAAAAGTACTTCAATTTTAATTGGGGTTGGGGCCGTAAAAAGGACCCTCCCAAGAATGATTCTTCCCAGAATAAGGAAGCAAAGCCATCTACACCTATCTCACCAGGTAGAGTTTCAGTTGACGATGATAGCGATAACTTAATAACATCATTACAAGGGTTAACTAAAATAGTTGAACCCTCTTTTCGTGTTGATGTAATACCTTTAATCAGGGATTTATACAAGGTAAATCCCGATATGGGCATTGCATTGCAGGATATGTTTAAGTTAGCTAACACCGGTCATACTGTAACTTTCCCTAATAATACCGATGCCGAAGCATCTAAGATGAGAGAACATCTCAAAGAAGCTACTAAAGGTTGGACTCGGTATACGGCAGGTATAGATGGTTTGGTTAACAAAATGATTGTTCAACTTCTTGTAAGTGGGGCAATATCTGTAGAGGGAGTTCCCAATGATAAGCTTGATGGTTTGGCAACAGTATTATTCCTTAAACCAGAGTATATCAAGTTTAAACGGGAATTAAATGGGGTGTATTCTCCTTACCAGAAGAACAATAATTTCTGGATGAAGCAACAAGATTACATTAAGCTGAACCCAGAAACTTACTTCTATGTCGGTATGTTTAATGATACTGATGAACCTTATGGAGTTCCACCTTTCATGCCTGCATTGGATTCCCTAAAAGGTCAAAATGATATGAAGGTTAACTTCAAACATATCATGGAGATTTGTGGTATGGTTGGTTTCCTTGAAGCTAAGATGCAAAAATCTAACCAAAGACCCAACGAAAGTATTCAAGCCTACGAAGCTAGATTGAATCGAGAACTTAACCAACTTAAACGTAATGTTAGAGAGGGTATGAAGGATGGAGTAGTAGCTGGTTATATTGATGACCATGAATTCAAGCTAAACTCTACTACCAAAGAGATGGGTAATATAGAGAAGCCTTGGAATATGAATCAACAATCAGTTGCTAATGGCCTTGGAGTTAACGGTTCTATTATTGGGGTATCTGCCACTACTGGTGAAGGTGCAACGGGCATAATGCTGTCTAAGATGATTAGCCAGTTAAAAAATATACAAATGCTTGTTGCTTATGTATTGGAAAGACTTTATTCTCTAGAACTCCGTCTGGCAGGCTTTAATAATAAGGGGATGAAGATTGATTGGGGAACTTCTACAGTTTCTGATGAAGTCAAAATCCAACAAGGTCGTCAGTATAAGATACAGAACCTTGACTTATTGTACAAAGCAGGTATTATTAGCCAGGAACAATATGCTTGGGAAATGGGTTATGATTCCCCAGATGAGAATGAACCAAGAGTTTCACTTGAGGACCAATTCTCTAAGGGTGGAGGTGACCCACAAGAAGGTACCAAGAAAAAACAAAGGCAGGATGATAAAAACCAATCTGCTCGTAGGTCAAGAGATAAGAATAACCCGGCTCCTTCTCGTGGGGACCAAAATACTAAACCAAGATGAGTAAATTTACAAAGAAAAACAAAGAGCATCTTGATTCAATGACGATAGGTCAGGGCCATACCATCATGGCTGGGTATATCCCAGAAGCAGTTGGGGCTCAGACTTTCTCAGAGAATTATTACAAATGGAAGAATCCTACACCGGACACCATTGCTCAATTTGGATTTTGGGGAGGGGATATAGATTACAACACCTATTATCCTAACCTGGATAAATCAGAACTTACTCCCAAGGACGAAGAATTTATCGAACCAATGTTCAGATTACTTTCGGAAACGATTGTATCTAAGAACTGGAATCCGACAGACTTCGGTCAAAATGGAGTACTCAAAGCTTCTATGAAGATGTTACTTGGGCAAACAGTAAATTGCGACCATGAAACTAACATTGGTAATGCAATTGGTGCTGTATCTCAAGTAATGTGGCAAGAGGCTTACAAGGATGGTAGCTTCACTATCCCTGGAGGTATCAATGGTATTCTGAAGATTGATGGTAAGGCAAACCCAAGAATTGCTAGAGGCATTCTTATGGAACCTCCTTCAATTCACAGTAACTCTGTTACAGTACAGTTTAAATGGGACAAATCTCATCCAGGTATGGAGGATGGTGAATTCTACCAAAAACTGGGTACTTATGACTCTAAGGGAGTTATGGTACGAAGAGTTGTTACCGAGGTGGTTCGGTATATGGAAACTTCTTTGGTATCTCATGGTGCTGATTCATTTGCCCAGAAGATTGGTTCTGATGGTAAAATTATCAATCCTACATTTGCCAAAAGAACTTGGTCATCCTACGAAGAATACCGGGATGATAAATCCAAGCAATACTTCTTCACTGATTACAAATCAGACTTTTCATCCTTCCAGGAAAAGGACGATACTCAAGGTTCTTTTAATGATAACCAAGAAGGCGATGAGAAATCAAAAACCAATAATAAAGAAAATATGAACAAAGAATTACAAGAATTTCTCGAATCTCTGTTTGGTAAGGATATGCTTACCTTGGGAGAAGGTCAAGAGATGTCCCAGGAAGCTGCGGTATCCTTGATTCAGAATTTGGTATCATCCAGAAACGAATTGCAAACTTCTGTTGATAACCTTACTACAGAGAAAAATTCTCTTACGGAACAGGTTACTAATCTGAATGCTCAGGTTGCAAACTTGACAGAAATGGCAACGGTAGGTAAAAATCACATTGCTTCTCTCCGTGAGAATGCCGTAGGAACCTACAAGAAGTTGATGGGTGAAAATGCAGATGAGACAATCGTTACGATGCTCAATGCAGAAACTACTGGCATCACTACTCTTATTTCCTTGACTAAGGATTACCAAGCTCGCTTGGAAGAGAAGTTCCCTCTCACTTGTGCAAAATGCGGTTCTAAGGACGTTAACCGTGCTTCTTCTGTAAGCGAAGATGACACTCAGGGTAAGACTGGAACCGAAGACACTACCCAGAACCAAGAACCTTCTTCAACCGGCAGCGTACTCGACAGTCTGTACAAGAAGAAAATCAAGTAAGTTATCATATAAATATTTAGAGTTATGACTAAAATCGTAAACGATCCTCAGCAAATGACTCTCTTTGGAGAAAGAACTCCGAGAGCGGTGATTTACAAGAGTGAATCACACAAATTGCACCAAGCCTTCAATGTAAAGGCTGACACAAAGATTGTACAGGGCATGGCAGTTGCTTTGGGTACTGACGGTTTGATTGAACCGTTTATCCCGGGTGGTGCTGGTAGCCAGGTATATCTGGGTATAGCAGTAACTGACAATGTCAATCCTGCTTACCAACCTCAACGTAACTTCCCAGTAGAAGTAACCGTAGCAGTTCAAGGCTATATGATTTTGAATTGGGTTGCAAAAGAAGCTCTAGATTGTGGTTACATTAACCCAACTGCAGACCTCTTGCATGACCGTTTCACAATCGCTGAAGCCGCTACAGATGAATCACAATTCATTGCCATCACTCCTGCAGATGAGGCAAATGATGTAATTCAAGTACTCATCCGTTAAACCAAAAAGAAATTATGGGACAAATTGATATTACAAAAATGAAGGCTCAGGATTTTATGAATGAGCTGCCGGAAATGGTAAGAAGCTTGGAAGCTGTACGTTCCGGTTCACAGGAAAAGAAGCCTGTAGAAATTACCTTGGGAGAGTTGGTTACCGGTAAATGGGGTATTTCCGAAGATGAACTGTTCGAAAAGATGGGTATCAATCCGAAAGTTGATACCATGCAGAATATCTTCACTATGCCTCAGCAGAATGTTCGTTGGATTGTTCCGGAAATCATTCGCTCGGCTATCACTCTGGGTATGCGCCAGGCACCGTTCTATCCGAACATCATTGCATCAGACCAACCTATCAATGGTTTGCAAGCAATCATGCCGATGGTTAACATGTCGGATGCTGCACCTGCAAAGGTTAACGAGGCAGAAACTATCCCATTGGGTGATGTTAGCTTCGGACAGAAATCAGTTAGCCTCTTCAAAATCGGAAAAGGCTTCAAACTTACTGACGAAGTTCGTAACTATGTTTCACTCGATGTCCTGGGAATCTACCTTCGTGACTTTGGTGTTCAGCTGGGTTATGCTCTGGATACTCTGGCTATGGACGTGGCTATCAATGGTAACAACCCTGATGGCTCTGAGTCTGCCCCGGTAATTGGTGTATACGAAACAGCCAACGGTATCACTTACAAAGACCTTCTGCATATCTGGGTACGTGCTGCTCGTATGGGACGTAACTTCCAGACAATGATTGGTGGTGAAGACCAAGCAATCGAAATGTTGAACTTGCCGGAATTTAAAGACCGTCACTCTGGTACAACTGAAGCTACACTGAATGTGAAGTCTCCGGTTCCCAAGAATGCCGACTTCTACATCCACCCGGGTACTCCAGACCAACAGCTGTTGCTGATTGATACATCTGCTGCTTTGATTAAGCTGACTGCTCGTCAGTTGATGCTGGAATCAGAGAGAATCGTTTCTAACCAAACTCAAGCAATCTACGCTAGCTTGACTACTGGTTTCTCTAAGATGTACCAGGATGCAACTCTGTTGCTGGCTGCCGACAAGAAATTTAGCGAAAATGGATTCCCCGAATTCATGAACGTTGACCCTTACTTGATGGTAAACCTTGAATAAGGTAGTCCGGTTTTATCTATATAAATTCCCAAGGGAGGGTAGGAACTAAAAAGCCTATCCTCTCTTTATCACTTTTTAAATTTTAGAAAATATGGCTAAAGAAAAATATACAGTAACTGTGGGACCAAGAGCTTACAGTTTTCATGACCAATCAACGGGGATTACCGTATGTAAAGGAGAAGATAAAGAACTCAGCCGCCGTCAATGGAGATCACCGAAAATCCAAAAGGCTATCGCTGCAGGTCATCTGATTATCGTTGCCGACAAAACCGATATCGAAAAGTATTCGGAAGCCGACATCGAAAAGATGGACAAGAGATTGACTGCTCAGTTCAAAAAGGGCATGACTTTGGAAAAAATTGCAAAGGCTTACTCTCTTGAGGAACTGAAGTTGGTTGCAAAACTCCACGAAATCGAAGCAGAACCGAACGATACAGTAGAGACTCTGTTGCAGGCTTTGATGGAAGATTTTGAATCCTCTTCTAAAGGGTAGTCTATGAAAATTACATAAGACAGACTAATATGAAAGACAATCTAGACTTTTTGTACGTTACGTCAGGTCTGGAAGTTTCATTCAGAGTCATATCCAAAGTCCCGGCCAAATCTATTTTTGACTGGGACTTTGGCGATGATAAGGGAGAGGTTTTCAATGGTGGAAGACATGTTTCCTATTCTTATGAAACTCCCGGTTTTTATACAGTTACCTTACACGTAACTAACTCTGCCGGTTTAGACCTTACCGTAGATAAGACTCTGGTAGTTTGTGATTATGGTCATACGGCATTAGCCGATACAATATATAACTTAATCGATTACTACATACCTTCAGAAATATCCGATGGTATGACCAGGGAAGAGAAATCTATATACATCACTAAATGGCAATATTATATTGGGCCACTAGTAAACCATGCAATAGCACCAGATAAATATACTGATGAATTATGGTATGAAGCACTAGAAAACCAATTAATAATGGAATTGGCAGCATGGGACTTTCTTAATGTGAAGATACTTAATCTATTGACAAGTACTTCCGAATATCTAAGTCAAATTACATCTACCAAAGAGCAAACCGGTGATGGTACTTCTAAACCTGAACTTGCCCGAGGTGATAGGATTAAACAAATCACTACTGGGCCTACTGAAGTTCAATATTACGACACCTTGGCAGAAGCTGCAAGCTCATTATGGAAAACACTTTCTCAAGCAATGCAACCGGGTGGCTTAATAGATGAATTAAGAAAGAACCTTTGTATGTTAGCTTCAAGATTGGAAATATATCTGCCATTCTGTGATGCTGTATCACGAACAGTAGTTCCTCGAGTAGTTAACCGAAGGCAACCAGGTGTATTGGATGGACCTAATCCAAGTACTCCTGTGAAAGGTGGTAATAAATCAATCCTTACCGAGTTATGACAAAAGAACCCTGGAGAATGGTAAAGAACCGCTCTTGGGATAGATACAAGAAGATTATCACTGACTTCTTAGATTGGGATGCTGGTAGACAAACCATCACTTGGGCAAAAAACGTTAACCAACTTCTCAGCCATGCTGAGGATAGTATACCTAAATATTATAACATCCAAATCGAAGCATTATGTTACTACAATGCTTTCAGAAACTGGCCTATCAATAAGGCAACTATCACTGGAGAATTGGATGATGAAAACTTATCAATACTAATTTCTAAATCTTATATAGAACAAATCGGTTATCTTACACCGGAGGGTTATTGGGATTTTAATTGGGAACAGGATAGGTTTGTAATCAACGGTATAGTTTATAAGCCATCAGGTGATACTCAAACGGCTCAAGCTAAGGATGAGGCTTTGGTTTTCATGGTTATCCTAAAGAGAGACCGAGATACAAAAGTAGAATTTGTAGAATAAAAAATAAAGTATATGGCAAAGATGTTAGTACTGAGGTGGACACCAATTACTACCAACAACGGAATTTGGTTTGATAGTAACTTGGTTATCCTTAACGGTACCTCTGGAGTTCATATTGAAATGAAAGGTAATGGCAATGATGTAACGGCATTTCAATCGATGACCGGAAACAAATTTGTCACCTGCTTTCAAGATTACTTCGGGGATATTTGGGATAAGATCATACCTCATCCTGGTATTGGCCAGGTAATTAAGTTCCGGGTAAATAGGCTTCCTGATTATGCTTGCATACGGGGAGATATTGAGGACGGTGGAAATGTAGACCCAGAAAACCCAGATGTACCAAAGAATGCTTTCTGCGGTTCAGAAGGAGAACCTTTCAGAGATATAGACTCTGAATTCCTACTGGGTCGTCAACGTGCAGTAATTAATCCTTAAATTTTTAAAAATATGTATGTAAGTAAGTATTATACCTGCGAAGAAATTGACCAGCGGTTGTTACAGGGTTACTACGATGACTTTGTTCGTGCTGGCTTTGCCGGAACTATTAATGAGTTCTGGGCCTTCGTACTTTCTATCAAGAATAAGGTAGATAAGAGAGAAGGTTATGACTTATCCGAGAATGACTTTACAGACGAGCTTAAGGCTAAACTGGATGGCATCGAGGAGAAAGCCAATTACATCACTAAAGTTTCAGAGCTTGAAAATGACCTCAAGTTCCAAACTGAAGAGGATGTTAAGAAGGCAATCAGTGACCTGGTTGATGGTGCTGATGATGCACTTGATACTCTTAAGGAGTTGGCAGAAGCATTGGGTAATGACCCCAACTTCGCAACTACTATCACTAATAAACTTACCGAGCTTCGTACTTCTCTTAGTGAAGAGATTAATCGTGCTAAGGAAGCAGAAGCTGCATTGGATGCTGCTATTGCTGCGGTAGATGACAACTTGAAATATACTGCTGAACAGTTAATCAATAAGATTGATACGGTTAAGGCAGATTTGAAAGCTGACATTGCCCGGGTAGAAGCTAAGGCAGATAAGAATGCCGAAGATATCAAGGACCTCAATGATAAGGTAAACGATAAGAGCGATGAGATTAAGGATGAACTTAAGAGCCTCATCCAACAAGAAAAGGACGAACGTATCGCTGCCGATAACGAAATCAAAGAAAGTGTAAATGAGCTCAAAACTCTTCATATCAACGACAAGGCTGCCCTTGAAGCTAAGATTGCTGAAGAAGTATCTAATCGTACGAATGCAGATACTATTCTGGATTCGAAGATTAATGAGGAAATCACTAATCGCCAGTCAGATACTCAAGCATTGCAGAGTAAGATTGACCAGGAAGCAGTAGACCGTCATTCTGAGGACCAGGTTCTCCACAACGAAATCTCTAAAGAGGTAGCTGACCGTACCAATGCAGATAATGCTTTGCAAGGTAAGATTGACCAAGAGGCTCAAGCTCGTACCTCTGCAGACCAGGTACTTCAGAATAATATTGATTCCGAAGCTACTGCTCGTGCTGCTCAGGATTTGGTTTTGGACCATAAGATTGAGGATGTAAAACTCCAAGGTCAAGCAGATAAAGCTCAATTGTTGGAAGCTATTGCTACTGAAACTCAGGCTCGTAAAGATGCAGATACGGTTCTTGATAATAAGAAGGTAGATAAACGTGAAGGTTATTCATTGACTAAGAATGACTTTACGGATATTCTCAAAGCTAAGCTTGACGGTATCGAAGAGAAAGCCAATTACATTACCAAGCTCTCTGAGTTGGTTAATGATATGGACTTCCAAAATGAAGAGCAAGTTAACGCTGCTATTCAGAAAATCGTAGGCTCTGCTCCTGAGGTACTTGATACCTTGAAGGAAATTGCTGATGCCCTTGGTAATGACCCCAATTTTGCTACAACTATCACTAAGAAGTTAGCTGCCTTAACTGAGGAGATTAACCAAGAGAAGGAAGATCGTATTGCTGGTGATGCTGCAAACAGTGCAGAAGTAGCTACCGAAAAAGCAGACCGTATTGCTGCAGATACTGCTCTTGAAACTAAACTGAAAGAATACATCGACAATAAATCCACTGCAAGTGATACTGCTCTTAATGTGGTTAAGGATAACTTGAACAAAGAAATCCAAGACCGTAAAGATGCAGATACTGCAATCCAGGCAAGTTTGGATAAGGAAATTGCCGACAGAAAGACTGCTGATGATGCTTATACCGTAAGTCTGAATAACGTAAACAAACGTGTTTCAGAATTGGCTTTGAGCATTCAGGATTCTATTAACACTCTTCGTAATGAACTTACGGAACAGGTTAATGCGAATACTACTGCCATCGCTACTAATCAGCACGATATAGAAAGAAACTCAGAAGCTATCACTAACTTAACTAAGACTGTAGGTGATAACTACAAGGAAGTTAAGGATATGATTAACGAGGAAATCGTTGACCGTACCAATGCAGACAGTGGCTTGAGTTCTCGTATCGATAATGTAAATATTGACCTCAATACCGAACGTGTCGAAAGAACCGCAGCAGACCAAGTTCTTCAGGTAAATCTTGACAAAGAAGTAGCAGACCGTACTGCTGCAGATAAAGCCTTGTCTACAGAATTCACGGCTAAGTTGGATAACACCAAGCAAGCTTTGGAATCAGAGGTAGGTAAATTGAATACCAAGATTGACCAAGAGAAAACGGACAGAGCTGCGGCTGATACTGCATTGGGAGCTCGTATTGATACTCTAGAAGCAGGTAATACGACTGCTATGAATGACCTCAAAGAGCAGGTTAAGAATAATACCACTGCAATCAATACAGAGAAAGACCGGGCAATGGCCAAGGAAACTTCTCTTGAGGCAAAGATTGATACTAATCTTCAGAACCATAAGGATGACATGGCTGCTATCAACCAAGATATCCTTACTGAGAAAAATGATCGTCTGGCAGGTGATACTCTGTTACAGACTAATATCGATAAGGAAGCTACAGAACGTGCTAACCAAGATACCCTTATTAATAATGCTATTGCTCAGGAAAAGGCAGACCGTACTGCTGCAGACCAGGCAATGGATAATAAGAAGGTAGACAAGGTAGATGGTAAAGGTCTTTCGGCAAATGATTTTACTGACCTTCTGTATGCTAAACTTGATGGCATTGAGGAGCATGCTAACTACATCACAAAGGTATCAGAATTGCTCAACGACTCGGATTTCCAGAATGCCGAACAAGTAGAAGAGGCAATTCAAAAGATTATTGGTTCTGCACCTGAAGTACTTGATACTCTAGCAGAGATTGCTAAGGCATTAGGCGATGACCCCAACTTCGCTGCAACTATGACTGCTAAGCTTACCGAATTGGAGAATAAGCTTACTGCCGAAAAGAATTTGCGTGAACAGGGGGATGATAACCTACAGCAGTCTTTCACTAATTTGAGTACTACTCTTACCACAACGGTAAATGATTTGAGGACTTTCGTTAGTGAAACTCGTACAGAGTTATTAACTTCTCTGAATGCTACCAATGCTTTGGTAAACCAGAACTCGGCAAATATCCAACGTAACTTGGAATTAATCCAGGGTATTCAAGATAACATTAATGGTAATTACACGGCCATCAAGGATTTGTTGGAAAGTGAAATTGCTGCTCGTAAATCTGAAGATATCCGATTGGAGGCAAAGATTGACCAGAATACCTCTGATCTCAACACGGAAAGAGAAGAAAGAATTGCTGCTGATAAAGTTCTTCAAGATAATATCGATGCAGAGGAAGCTGCTCGTATCGCAGAAGATAAGAAAATCAATGCTCGTATTGATAAAGAAATCCAAGATAGGACTGATGCAGATACTGCTCTGGATAACAAGTTCACGTCAATTACCAATGACCATGAGGAAAGACTGGTAGCTGAAGAAGGTACCTCTGATGCTTTGCCTGATACTATGGTTACGGATGTAAGTGCCATAACTCGTAATGATACTCAACTTACATTCAAAGTAAAAACTTCTACTAAGGACCAGGAAAATAACCAGTACGGTGATGAGGTAGAGGCAACCAAAAACCTTTTACCCGTTACCCAAACTCTTGCAGGAGTTATGTCTGCAGCAGACAAGGTTAAGCTTGATGGCTTAGACCCCAATGCTATTACAGAAATCTCAGCAGCATCCGATGCCGATAAGGTTACAGTAACCATAACTAAGGACAATGGGTTGAATGATGACACTACTGAAACTTTCGATTTACCGGTAGTATCGGCAGATAAGGCTGGTACTATGACTGCGAAAGATAAGGTAGAATTGGACAGAATCAATACCGCTAACTTTGCTTTGGGTGCCGTTACTCCTAACGAAACCACAGTGGGAATTGCTGCTACTAAGACTAATGTTGAAGATGGTACTACAGTTCAGAACCCAATTACTTTGCCTTCATCAACTCCCGAAAAGGCTGGTGTACAATCAGCTGCCGATAAGAAGTTGTTCGATTCTCTTCCTCCAAAGTTTGTAAGTTATCATCGCAATTCAGTACCCTATGCGGAACATGTAGACCTTGTTTCTCAACCTTCAGTAAAGAATGAAGAGACGGGTATTTATGAAACGAAGGGGACAGATAATATTTCCATACCTAAGGCAACTAAGGAAAAGGCCGGTGTAATGACCGCTGCTGATAAGGTAAATCTTGATGAGACCTTACCAGATGCTATTGCTCAAGAGGTTCAAGACCGCAAGGATGCAATCGAGGCTTTAGGTAATGAATCTACAGCTGCCCTGAACAAAGAAATCCAAGACCGTAAAGATGCAGATACTGCTCTTGATACCAAGTTCACTAAAGCAGTAGCTGATGAAGCAAAAGCTCGTACAGATGCCGACACTGCATTGGGTGCAAGAATCGATAAAGAGATTTCTGATAGAACAGCAGCAGATACTGCACTTGATAATAAGTTGCAGGCAAATATTGATGCTCTAGAAGCTAAACATGATGCCTTTGTTGCTACGAAAGGTAAAGCTAATGGATTTGCTTCTCTCGATGCAAATGGTACAGTACCGGCTAACCAATTACCTTCATATGTAGATGACATCATCGATGTATATGCTACCTATGATAAATCCGCTACTGGTGAACTTACGAATATCAAATTGTATTCAGATGCAGCTCATCAAAATGCCATCACTGGAGAAGCTGGTAAGATTTATATCAATATCACCAATGGTGAACCTCCTTACCAATTCCGTTGGACAGGTACTATCTTTGCAAGAGCAGATGCTCAGGTACTTATTCTTGGGCAAATTACTGGTACTGCTTTTGATGGTGGTAGAGGTAAAGAATTAGAAAACCAGATTGCTTCTTTGAAGACTAATGGTGCATCCCATTTTGATAACAACACTTACCAAGCAAGTACTGTACGATTGAATTTCAAATGTTGGTTTGGCAACGGTAATGTTCAAGATCATTATTCTCAGATTACTGCTGCTACAGCATCCCAGGCTGGAGTTATGTCTGCTACCGATAAAGTTAAGCTTGACACTACTTTACCTAATCAGATAATTACAGAAACTACAAATCGTACCAATGCAGATAATGCTCTTCTTGCTAAGATTAACAGTTTGCCTGCCCATATCTTGGGTAGAGATTTGGAGAACTCGGGTAACCTAATTAATCTGATTACTTCTGCTACTAAGTTGTCTATAGCTTACTGGTGGGCAGAAAGAAAAGAGGATGGTAGTTTTGCAGTAAACGAATCTAGACATGCTTTCGATATCCCGGCAGCTACACAAACCGTAGCTGGTGTAATGACTGCTGCCGATAAGAAGAATCTGGATAATACAGTAACCGGGTTGGCAAACGAAATTACCAACAGAGCTAATGCCATCAATTCTCTTAGAACAGAATTGAAGACTTACATCGATGAAGTGGTAGGTAATACCGATACCAATTTAACGGCATTGGAAACTAAGGTAAATCAGCATATTGCCAATAAGAGTAATCCTCATGTAGTAACCAAGACTCAGGTAGGTTTAGGTAATGTTAACAATACATCGGATACTGATAAACCAGTATCTACTGCTCAAGCTACGGCTATTGCTAATGCTAAGGCTGCAGGTACTGCTGCTCAAACTTCTATCGATAACCATGCAGGTAGAAAGGATAATCCCCATTCAGTAACAAGAACCCAGTTAGGATTGGCAACTACCGACAATGTAGTATTTGCTAAGACTACTGCTCCTTCTGGTTTCTGGAAAGAGTCTTCCGATGAAAGATTGAAATCTAACATCAAACCGTTAACCCATACTCTGGAACAGATTTGCAGTATACCTACAGAATCCTTTATCATGGATGGTAAGGAAGATGAGGGTACCATTGCACAAGGTCTGGAAGCAGCTGGATTTAATAACTATGTGGAAGAAGACCCAAGAACTAAGGACTCAGTTCCTAATCCCGAGGAATTCGAAACGGTTGTTATCGATGGTGAAGAATACGTATTGGTAAAACAAGTTAAGTACCATAAGATGTCTACTCTGGCAATCGAGGGTATCAAACTTCTTTACGAAGAGATTAAGGCTTTGAAGGCTGAAATCTCAGAACTCAGAAATCTTAAAGATGTAGATTAATATGGGAGAGATAGCAATATGGAGTGCTGTCAAAACTAAAGTAGGCCTTGGTAAGGATGGTAATGACTGCCCTACCAAGGCTGAATTGTTAGCACTCACCCCTACAGGAACGGGGGAAAGTTACGTTGGCTTGGAAATCTCCAATGCTAGTTCCTATGGTAATAACGAGGCTGTTAAACTTGAGGATATTCATAAGGTAACCTATAAGTATACATTTACTCTTTCTAATACTACTTTAAATTTTACGGCCTTAGGAGGTAATCCTACTAATACCGTTCAAGGATTTGGAGGTACTTCTAATAGGGAAAAGTTTTTAGATGGGGTAGCTACTGGTATTAAAGAAAGTGTAAGTTATAATACTTCTGGATTACCTTCTTGGATATCCTGGTCTGATGCAGGAGGTTGGGTTGCTCAGGAGAACTTAAACCTAACTGCAAGGTCTAAAACAGATGGGGTAATAACCCAACAAGGTTCTGGTAAAACTTTTGCTATCGGTTGGTCTCAGGCAGCAGCCTCTCAAAGTTGGACTCAGACTTTCTCAGTGAACCCAACCTCAATGTCATTTGGGGCAACTGGAGGAACGAAAACATTTACTGTAACTTCCTACAAACAAGAATACAGAAATGGACATACCTATGGTAGTCAAGTTTCCTTAAGTTATACCCGGGCTAATACGGGAGTTACCGGTACTGGTACTTCGGTAACTATGGCAAATAATACATCTACTTCGACAAAGTCGGGTAGTGTAGTATTAACCCAGGCAGAAACCAATAAGAAACTAACAATCTCATGTTCTCAATCTGCTGGATATAGAACTTACAGTGAAATTACCTTAAGTGGTGGAGCAGTATCTGATATCCCTGCATCGGGTGGAACAAGAAGTTCATTTACAACAGTACCAAGTTATTCGCAGACTTGGGGATGGAATGGTTCTACTACGGGAGGAGGTACGGTTACAACTGGTGCTAGTATTTCTTATGGTACTGCCGTTAGTGCAAGTTCTTTGGGAACTACATCGAAGGCTAGAACAAGGGTAGGCTCTCTTACTTGTACGGTATCTCTGAATGGTAAATCGAAATCTACCACTCTCGATGTATATCAGGCAGAGAATAAAATTACCGGTATTTCTTATGGTACTCCAGTAATAAGCTTATCTGCAAGTTCATACTCTATCTCTAATTCAGGAGGTAGTGTTAATATTTATGCCAGTGTAAGTATACCTACTACTAACTATTGGAGTTCAGGGTCAACCAGTGCAGGTTCTTCGGTAGAAGCAGCACCACCTACGGTTAGTGCAAGTGGTACAGGCTTTAGCTTGAATGCTGCTAAGACGGTACTTACTGCTACAGAGAACTCGGGTACTTCAAGTAGAAGCTGTGTAGTAACTGCAACCTATAGTGGGGCAACTACTAAGACAATTACAGTTACTCAGAGTGCTGCTTCAGTATCTTATAAATATTACCTGGCTTTTAGTTCTCCTACGGGTACTAAAACTGCCAATGCTGGTAATATTTCTGCTCTTGGTGGTGATACATTAATACCCACAGCCTATTCTTTTAAAACTAAGATAATAAATGGTTCTGAAATAGCCAGATATGCCCTAGATTTAACGGTAACTTCAAAACCTTCTTGGGTATCTTCAGTTTTAATGATACCAGGCTCTAATGGCTCATATAATATTACCGTAAAGACTACTGAAAATACGGTAGATACACAAAGGTCTGGTACCATTAAATTAAGGCAAGCAGAAAACTATGATGATGGTTGGGAACTTACCATCAATGTAACTCAGCTTGCAGCAGTGATTACTTATGAATATTACTTTAGTGTTTAAAATACAACACCATAGTATTTTATAATGTTATATATATATTAGAGAAATCAAACTATTAACTTTCTAAAACTAAACCGTTATGGGAGTCGAAGTTAAAGGTGCAGGCTTCAATCGTGTAATGGACCGTCTCTGCAACATGGAACACGAACAGCAAAACTGTTGCTGTGAAACTAAGGGCTTGATTAAGGAAGTGAAATCCGATCTGGCTCTTCAGTTGGAACGTTGCTGCTGTGATCTGAAGAATGGTCAACAGGAAATCAAGTGCCTCATCGAGAACACTGCCAAAGACCAGGAGATTGCTCGCCTTAACCGGGTAGTTGCCGCCTTGAAAGGTACCACTACTACACCGGCTTAAATTTGCCAAAAACTAAGATGATTGAAAAGGAGTGCATCTAACCGGTGTACTCCTTTTTTCGTTTTAACCCAATAACTAAGGAATTATGGAACAAGAACAACTCACCGAATTTAAGATACAATTGGCATTACCCGCTCCTAACATAGAGATTGCACAAGAAGTAGCAAACAAAGCTCAGGTACTCATAGATCAATTTGGATACTATCAATTCTTAAACCTGGTAGACTTCATGCAGAAGAACCCAGGTGCAGTTTCATTTGGTTTAAATTTAATAAATAAGAGGTAACATGGACGATAAAATGATTTTTCAAAAGTTGCAGAAAGGGGATATAATCTTCTCCTTAGAAAGAGACCGACGTGCTCTCTATCCTATCTTCGACCAGGCAAGGATTTTGAAGGTAGGTGAAAGTAAACCCATGGCATCCATGGTTAAGGATGGGTTTGTAAATAGCCTTGAACTTGTGATACAAGATTCAGTATCACAAATCACAATCTATTTGCCATCTCAGGCAGAGGAAGGTATTTACAATGGTATTTATTATACCACTAACCTGGATAACATTGTCAGTGAAGTTTCTAATCAGAGACAGAATGCCGTGAATATCTTCAATAACCGAGAAAGGTATGAGGCAATTGTATCAGAATGTGATAAAATCTTAGGCTCTATCAATTACAAAGAACCCGGTAAACCAGCTCCTGAGTTCGAAGAATTTAAAGCCTATATGGGTAATGTGGATGTCAGATTGAATAGGTCAGAAGCACTCCTGAAGAAAATTGCTGAAGAGCTGGGATTATTTAAAGACAAGTAACATGCCAAGTAAGTCGGTTAATATTAATCTATCGACCCCAATTGGTTCACTAGAAATATACGTAGATAAACGAGAACAAGCTCGTGCAGAAAGGTTGATTGCTCAAACCCCAAGTATCTTAACAAAAGGCTATGCGAAAGGTACAGAGAAGTTTGGCAATCAACTTCTTCGTATAGTAAGGCGTAGTTTAAATACGGGTATGCCTCCAAAGGGTTCTGGAGTATCTTGGCCACCCCATTCTCCGGGTACCATTAAGAAGTATGGAGAACATACCATGCTAAACCTTACTGGTCAATATGCAAAGTCCGTTACCATAGTAAAAGGTAAGAAGAGGACTTTTGTAGGATTACCAATTGGAATCAGGAAGATTACCTACACAGGTAAGACTTCTAGAAAAACTTTGAATCAGATTGCTATCATGCTCGAGTATGGTAGTAGAGATGGTAACTTACCACCTCGTCCTCTCTGGGGTCCTGCATTTAAGGCTGCAGGTGGAAAGGCGGCCTTACAAAAGGAAATACGAAATGAAATCAGAAAAGAAATAAGGAGGGTAAAATAATGGCAGCAGATTTTGAAATATCCGCATTATCCGGAACAGGTACTGCCACTATTCGTGTAAAACCGAAGGCAATAAATGAAGACCGAGATAATATCAAAGAACAGATTCTCAAGGTAGTAGTACAGGGCGTAGAAAGAGAAGTAACCTTGGTTCAGAAAGCCAATACTACTCCTGCAGAATCCTGGAATACTTATTGGAGTATTTCTCCAGACGTAACTACTCATACCTTTGATGGTACTAAAAAAGGTGAGACTTTAGAGATAGAAGTATATAGCTATCAACAAAAGTTCCTCAACAATGTACCCCAGGATGAATATCGGGCAGTAGATTGGAAAATCGAAACTACGGTAGATTGGTTAGAGGTAACTCAAGAAGTAGGGGAAGGTAATAACCCAGGAAAAGCTATTATCAAAACTCTATCAAGAAATAGTGAGTATCAGTCAGGTACTTATGACCCTATCGAAAGAACCGGAGTAGTTAAGCTAATTCAAAACGAAAAATTTGAGAAAGCCCTTAATATAACCCAATCTCCAAGTGTTAAAGTAGTTACTTATGAAATTAGGCCAGTGGCAGGATTGGGTCACTCTGCAGCAAATAATCCTGCTGTGAAGACTGCTACCTTTAGAGGTTACATAGTGTACACTATAAATGGGGAAGAGGTAGCTACGTTTATTAGGCCCTTCAGAGTACCCAAGATTGGGGAAACAGTTAATGGTAATATCTCAAATCCAAGTGGAGAACCCATTCCTTGGAAACTATGGTTTACGAATTATCCTGCAGCAGCAACTACCAGTGTTGATGAATTAACCTGTACTGTTCATTATGACTGTAGGTTTTTTGGAATTTTATACACTCTAGTAGTTGCTGCTCAAATACAAGTAGGGGATGGCCAAGTAAATTGGGCAAATGCAGATGAAGGACTTAGAGTTATCCCTGACCAAGCTTAATTATGGTAAATTCAGAAGAAGTAGTTGAGAGAACATTCTATATATGTCTCCTCAGCACAATGCTAGAAATGGGTCTTACCTTAAATCCCGAAGACTTCTTACCTTTGTCTCAAGAAAATGAAAAACGTTTCGCAGAGGCTATCAAGGGTATGCCTAAGTTTATACCTTTGTTTGGTATAGGGAATAATCAAGTAAAAGGACCTAAGACTCTTCCCAGAATAACAATCGAACTGCAAGGTTATTATGCTGGTGATATTGGAGTGAACAAATATATCATCGGTGATAAGTTAGAAGATGGTAATTACCAAGCTTCAGAGTTTCCCTATGAAACTAAAGATATCACAGTTGATATACACCTCGTTTCTCAAACACAAGCAGATATGAGATTATTGCATACAATCTTATATACTGGCTTACCTGCTAGAGGATATGTAAGACCATACTTTAATGACTTAGAGGAATGGAGCAAGGGCAGGCTTGACCCAACCGGAAACCTATTCATTGAAATTGGTAATTATTATGATCATCCCGATGTAGAACATGGTATACTTGAGAAGGTATATACCTACGTATGTAAAGATGGTATTCTCCCAGAAAAGCTTTTGGAAGAAGGTACACTTACACCTATCAAAGATATTACTGCTCTCATTGGATTGTTCGAACAAAACGAAAATGAAATGCTAGAGTTGAAGATACCTAAGGAATAGGTACAATACTCTAGGGTATAAATTAAACGAGTAATTAACTTTAATCACAATAGAATTATGCCAACTTCACCTCATGTAGATTTTAAGTTTAAGAACAACAATGTTCTTCAAACTACTCCTATGTTAGGAGTTTCTTGTGTATTGGCTAGAACTACTAAGGGCCCATACGATGACCCCTCAGAAATCATCTCTACTTTCTCTCAGTTCCAAAGGATTTATGGTTCTGAGATTGTTCCCGATGGTTCTGTATCAAATATCGAAAAAGCCTTGACAGGTGGTTCTAAGCTTCGTGTTATTCGAGTACTTGGTAAGGGAGCTACCCAGGGTACAGTGGCTGCAACTGCAGCAAGTAAAACAAAGGCTGCTGCTAAATCTGAAGAGGAAGGTATAGTACCGGCTTCTGCTACTCCAGACCCGGCTACACCTGCAGCACTCATCACAATTACCTCAAGTGGGACTACCTATAGCTTAGGCTTAGTAACCAAAGGCTATGGAGACCCAATCGGTAGTACCGATAGTTTCCAGGTAGGTTTCTACAAACAGGCTAACACCCTGTATTACAAAATCTATTCTGGCAATGGGCAGGTACTTGAACAAGGTCCAGTAATCACTTACAAAACTGCAGATGAAAACAATGATACTTCGGTAGATTACCTGGCTCTTAGTGCATTTGCTAAGAATTCAGAATATATTAAGCCGGTAGTAGTTGCTGGTTCTTCTTTCGAGAACCTTATCAAATGGCTTACTGATAATGTAGATGGTACTAAGAATGCCATCACATTAACCGTAGGTGGTGCTGCTCCTACCGAAGATGAAAAGAAGTTCACCGGTACTATCGGTTCTGCAGGTTCTACACCTACTGCCGAAGAATGGGTTGCTTCTCTGGACTTCGTAAAGGATTACACTGATTTCTATCAGTTATTCATTTCCCATATTTCTCAACACCTTACTGCTGATGCAGATGTACTCAAGGTATACAAGGCTGCTGCAGATATGGCAAAGGAATTGATGGAATGGGTACTCTATATCGAAGTTCCGAAACATCTTACCCATTATACTCAGGGTACTCAGGCCAGAGACTACAAAGCTCAGGTAACTTGGGTACAGACTTGCTTGGGCACTGTAGGTAACTCTAAGTACATTGCCTACTTCGGTGGTGGACTTAAGTACTACAATGAAAACGGTAATCTTCAGGATTCCGATGTAATAGGTACCATTGCAGGTTTGGGAGATGCTTCTGCTACTCAATACGGACCCTGGAAATCCTTTGCAGGTATGAACCGAGGAGTTATTGGGGATGCCGTTGGACCAGTATGCCCGAACTATGGTTCTCCTTCTCGGTATTCAGAATTGAATACTCTGGCCCAGAATTACATCAATGAAATGGTAATCAAGGATACTCCAGATGCAGGCAAACAAACCATGCTTTGGCATTGCTTCTCTTCTCAGGTAAAACAAGATTCAGAACGATTCCTTTCAATCGTAAGACTGAACTTGTATCTGAAGAAGTTTCTTCGCCCTGTACTTAACAAGTACATTGAAGAGCCTAATGTTTGGAGTACTTGGAAGAGAATTTGGTTGGAGGTTAAACCTACACTAGACTCTCTGGTAGATGAAGATGCCATGACAGAATATACCTGGATGGGTGACCAAGATGCAACCTCTTGGGATGATCTCTCAGTTAACAACGAGGCAGATGCTCGTCAAGGTAAGTACCGTGCTATCCTTAAATATAAGGATGTAGTTCCTATGCAAGAGGTAACTATGGAGATTGTAATTGATGCAGCTTCCAAGTCTGTATCAATTGTGGAATCAAGTAATAACGCTTAAACAATTATAACGATGGGAGCAAAAGTAAAAAATCCACGGAAGAAGTTCTTGTGGAGTATCATGTTCCCCAAGCACCCTATCAATACTTATCTGTTCCAAACTTGTACTTTGCCAGATGTAGAGATTGACCAGGTTGCTCATGGGGATGTCAATAGAGACGTTAAAACTCCAGGTAGGGTTTCAGTTGGTAATCTTATCGTAGAGAAACTTATGACTACTGCAGGTTCAGATACCTGGCTTCATGATTGGCTCTATGCTTGCCAAGATATGATTGCCGGTGGGGGATTACCTCCTGCTCAGATATGGGAAACTGCAATCGTAAATGAACTTGCTGAAGACGGAGTCTCAGTTCTTAACACCCATATCTTCGAAGAGGTTTGGCCCTGTAAAGTTACTGGCTTAGACTTGGACAGAATGGCTTCAGAGAATACCATTGAGTCCATTGAGTTCTCAGTTGGTACTGCAGATAAATACTAATTCCTTAGTCTATTTTCACTAAGATTCGGTGGAGGGGTGGGATTCCTGAGATAGGATGTCTCACCCCTTTCTTGTTGTTATAGGGAATACTATGAACATTTGTAAACATAAAAAGTAATTAACATGGAATTTAGAACATTTGGATTTATCGGACCGTCTGGTTATAAATACCAGATTAGAGAACAGAATGGTGCTGATGAAGATATTCTCAGTAACCTTTCAGACATGAAAACTTTGATGAACCTTACCAAGTTCATTGCAGCAATCGTAGTAGCTACAGATGCAACACCCAGTGGGAAGTTAACCATTGAGGATGCACTTAACTTACCAGTTAATGACCGGTACTGTATTATCTTCAATTCTCGAATCTTCTCTTTGGGAGACGAAGTAGAATTTGAATATGATTGGGGAAAAGAAGGAGGGAAGGTTATGTATGGCCAAGATCTTCACGAATATCTTTTTGATTACGGTCAGGTACCTTCTGAAGAAGAGCTCAAGGAAAAACCGGATGCCATTCCTTTCTACCCGGAAGGTAAAAAACTTACGGACCATGAGTACACTCTCTCTTCAGGTAAGCTTATCAAATTCGACTGTATGACTGGTAAAGGAGAACAGATGTTCATGGCTTTGCCTATGGAAAAACAAACAAAGAATGCTCCTCTCCTTTGTCGTAATCTTTACTTGAATGTAGATGGCAACTGGGAGAAGGTATCAAACTTTACACCATTCAGTGCAAAGGATATGGCTGAGATGAGAAAGTATATCCTATCTATAGACCCAGTATTCAAAGGGGATTCTCATATCACCCATCCTGAGACTGGGGAAGAAAGAAACTATCCTATAGCTTGGGCACCTAATTTTTTCTACCTGACGGAAGAGTAAGTTTAGAAAGTGATTTTGTTTATATCACTAGAGCCGAGATAACCTTAGATTATTTCGGCTTTTTACGTCTTCCGTATAGGATAAGAAAAATATTTAAGGATATGGCCGAGCAATATTATAAACAGATTAAAAAGAAAACGAAATGATAAATGCCAGTAGGAGTGTAATAGAGGTCGGTGTTGCCATGGTTTTAAGAGACCGATTCTCTCAGGAAGCTGGTAAGATATCTGGTTCATTTAGAACTATGATGAACGATATGGATACCTGGAACCGAGGTATTCGGATGTCAGCTTCTAATTCACTAGACTTCGGAATGCAGCTCGTAGGGGGAATGGCCAGGGCCTATAAATACTCTGCAGGTGTTCAAAATGAAGTTTGGACTGCTTCGAAGATTGCTGGTGCTACCATTGCAGAACAGAAGGAGATGTTACAATTGGCAAAAGATGTCAATGCTATAACACCTCTTACTGCTTCGGATGTTGCATCAGGACAAAGATACCTGGCTATGGCAGGTAATAAATTCGATGCTATTAAGGAAATGATTGGGCCGGCTTCTAAGCTGGCTTCAATCTTTACAATGCCAGTGGGAGGTAAAGGTGGTGTAGCTGACTTGATGACTAATATCATGTCAATGTACCAAATCCCAATGACTGAAGCCGCTAGAGTAACCGATGATTTATATACTGCAGTTACTAATGCAAATATATCTTTACAGGACTTAGCTCAGTCCATATCTTATGCGGGAGCAGATATGGCAACTGCTGGTGTAGACCTTAGGCAAACTGCTGCGGCTATTGGTGTATTGGGAGACATGGGTATACAAGGTTCTATGGCTGGTACCTCTCTGGCAAATATGATACGTTACTTACAACTATCTCTTGTTAAACAAAAGAAGAAAGGCTATAACGCTTTAGCAGACATGGGCTTAAGTCCAAATAACTTCTTCGATGCTCAAGGTAATCTTATTGACCTGTACTCTGTATATCAGAAGTTTGCTAAGGCAGCAGCAGATATGCCTTCTCGTGTCAAAACCCCAACATTCTTCAATATCTTTGGTGTTCGTGGTAATCGTGGTATGCTCCCAGTACTTAGAGACATTGCCTCTGGTAGAGATAAAATGGGACAGATACTTGCTACCTATAATAAGAACATGGGTGCAGTTAACCAGATGAATGAGGAAAGACTTAAAACCGATGCAGGTGTAATTGACCTATGGGAATCCTCACTTGAGAACTTAACGGTAACTGCAGGTGCTGCAATGGGTAGAGTATTTACTCCAGTTCTCCAATTCGGAGTTAAGTTCCTGAACATAGTTAATTCTATTTCAGAAACTTGGGGAGGTAGTTTTGCTTTAAGAGTAGCTGCTACAGGTGTAGTAGTAGGTACAATAGTTGCAGGCTTTAGGACTGTACGAGGCGTCATAAGGTCAATAGGTTACCTACAAACTATAGCTACTGCTTCTACCAAAGGTATGTCAGCTGCGGCTATAAAGACCAATACCCAATTTGCCATCATGGAAGCTCACATGGTAAGCATGGTTAACCTTATGAGAACTATGGTTCAACTCCAGATGATGTCAAGTGGTATTGGTATGAATAGCAAGGGTAGGTTCTACAATATGTCAAATGGTAGATATGTTAAAACACCTAAACCAGGTGTACCAATGGCAACTACTATGGCAGGTAATCTTATGGGAGGTGCAGTCGGTGGAGCTGCTGCTAATGCTGGTAGTAGAGCAGCAGGTCAGGTTGCTGCTAAAGGTTTAACTGGTATGATGGGTAGATTTATGGGGTTCTTAGGAGGACCCTGGGGTTTAGCCATTAGCATAGGTTTACCTCTATTAATCGAGGTAGGTGGTAGACTTATCAGTTCGATAGATAAAAATACCGATGCTCAGAATAACAAGGAGGATGACCCCTTAGCTATCAGAGCTCAGAATGAAGAAAGGTTTATCAATGCCATGAAGTCTGCCATCAGGGATGGTTTAAAAGAGGGCAAGATTGGTATTACAATTGATGGGCAATCTATGGGTGACTATTCCCTTGGTAGTCAACAGGATTATACTGGAGTAGTATTAGGATTATAAACTAAAATATTATGGCTAGAATATTAGGACAGGCAGCTGGTAAAGTTGTTGAAAAATACAATGACCTTACTCGAGATACAGCAGGTGTTCTTACTGGCCCTTTGAATAAACTTTGGAGAGCTCGGATATTACTTAACCGAGCTACTTCTACTCTTCCAAAAGATAGTGCTCTCAAGGGTAAAATCTATGACCCTAATGGGGTACCCGGAGAAGCTCAGATATCTTCTAAGAACCCAACTCTGAACAAACAACTCCAGGCAAAATGGAGAATGGAATTACAATTTCCAAGGATGGAGGAAGGGGAAGGAGTAGACCCAGCAAAGGGTAATAAGAATACCACTAACTACAGAAACTTCGAAGTAAAGGCAGACATCCGATATCAAAACGAAGTACGGATTTATAATATGTCTGCTAACCCAACCCAATATATTACTTTACAGAATCGACCTCCCGAATTAGATTTTCGAGGAGAAACTACTTGGGCAACTATTAAGTCTATGGGTCGTAATACACCTATGTATCATTTCACGGGAGCTGAAGATATCATTCAATTTAATGTATCTTGGTTCTCAACTACTTTGGATAACCCAGAGGAAGTGATAAATAAATGTAGATTACTTGAAGCCTGGACGAAGGCAAACGGTTATCAAGCAGCACCTCCAATAATCCAAATCGAGTGGGGAGATTCTGGTATATTCGAAAATCATTATTATATCCTTACCTCTGCAACCTATACTCTGAAGAACTTTCAGAATGGTTATAGAGTAAGGGTACCAGGTAAACCTGCTACATTTGGCAATGGTAAGTTATTGCCTGCAGCAGCAACTCAGGAATTAATCTTCAAGAGAGTAAGTGCTTATAATTTATCCTATGGAGATTTTATTAATACTGATTCACTTAAGAAGACGGAGGGCATTAAATATGATTGATACATCTCAATATTTAAAAGGTGCAAGTCCCTATAACCAGGCCTATGTTTTAAACTATGGCGATGGAGATTATTCTTTAGAGGCAGTACAGACATCAGTACCTTCTTCTAACGATGATCTTCAACATACCGTTAAGGATGGTGAGACTTTGCAGAATATTGCTTATCGGTATTATGGGGATTCTGGTAAATGGTTTCTAATTGCTGAAGCAAATACTATCCTCAATCCATTTAAGGAATTAGAAAGTGGAACCATTATAAAAATCCCAGTGTATGCCGGCTAAACAGAAACCTATATTGTATAATGGAATGGGCCAACCTTATTTGGCCCTTTTCGATTTTAAAGGAATGCCTATTAAGAATCCTCTTACGGGCATTCCTCTTGGAGCGTATATAAGTACCTGGAATTATAAATACGATGAAGAGAAAGAGAATTTGGCTACCATCACTTTTGATACTGGCAATCCAGATACCGTAGATATCAAGGCTTTACAAGAGGGTCAGGTAATCTGCCTTCAGTGGGGTTATATTTATCCCGATGGTCAATTCGTATCTGGTCCCATAAAGGTAATCAAGGTAAGGGACTTCGAAGCTACTTTTGATTCTACAGGTACTCATGTAACTATTAAGTGCATTGATTCCACAGGTGATTTAAGGTATCAGCCTGCTTATAACTTTTCGGATATGGAAGGTTATAAGTTATCTACCTTCTTGGACAATGGTTGTGATAATTCTACTGGTGTAATCATAGAAATCTTTCAGTAATGGAACAACAGATAATAAGTAATAAAGTATATGAGTCACTACAAGTGCCTACAGAAAATACTCGAACTACTACTGGAAAGGTGCTTTATGCTAACCGGTTTAGTGGAGTAGCTCAAGTAGCTATGCCTGAGGATTTAAAGGCTTTAATTGATAGCGACTTTGGTTTGGTGGGTAAGAATATCTTGGTTCAATTAGAACAGAAGATGAAAGGTTATACTAATGGGCCTTGGTATGTAGATTCCAGGGATGGAGTTATCTATATACATAATCGTAAGTTCAATGAGGAACCAGTTCATACTTATACCTATCAAGGTGAGAATGGTGAGGTACTTAGTGTATCTTTTGCCATGGAGAACATTACCAAAAAAGTTAAGGCAACTCTATCTCCTTTGGTAAGTCCAGAGACTAAAGACTTAAATGTAGTCACTACAGGTATAAAAGAACCAGAAGATAACAACTTACCTCAAGTAATGCCCAATGAGGCAAATGGTGTATACTACAAAAATTGGCATACTTCAGTAGGTAAATATGGGGCAGAGAATAATCCCGAAGATATTTGGAAAGTACGAAGTATTCAGATAGAACATGCTCTAGCTAATGATATGAATTTCAAAGCAGCGGTTGCAGCAGAGAAAGAATTGAATTACGATTGGAATAGTGACGTAGCTGAATACAATGCTGCTAACCCTGCAGAAGCTTATAGGAATGGTAAACAGAAACATCTAGATGAGATGAGCCTTACTGAACTAAAAGAATCCATCAATCAAGCAGTTTCTAATTTACCAAGTGACCGTAAATCTGCCGTACAACAAGCATTACGTAATTCAAAAACAGGTAAAAAGTTAGAGGCTAATCTTTATAAGATATTGAAGAATGAGAGGTATCTATTTGAAGGTGAAGACCAAATGACTTACATGACTGTAGAAGATGTAGACCCAAGAGATTATGACCCTCAACATGCTAATAAGGGAGGTGCTACTGCTTGGGGATCTGAAGACATGGCAAGTGTAAATCGAGGTATACAAGCTTTAAAAGATGACCCGTATGCAATCGTAATAGATGACACTCCAGTTATCAAGTATAAGAACCCTCTTAATCAAAGCTTGGGAATTTACAGTATCAGTGTGAAAGTACAACATTGGAAAAAGGCTAATATGGATGTGCCCATCTATAAGCTTTATCATAACCTATTTGGTAGATATGGGGGAGCCGATAAATATGCTTGGGCAGCTAATGCTAATGCTAATGGCGGTTTAAAGCATACAGAGAAACGTCTTGTATGTAAAATGCAAGTAGTGGGCAGACCTTCTCTAGCATCATCTCAGATTATCATAATTGAGAATGTAGGTAAACGTTGGTCAGGACCTTGGTATATTAAACAGTGTACTCACTCTATGGATGCAGGTCAAGGTTATGTAACTAATTTAGAATTAGTTAAGAATGCTGGTAAATCAGGTTCAGTTACAGCTAAGTCCGGTTTATCTACTCAAACTATTGTAGCCAATGAAGCTAAGGCAAACAGTAAGACGGATAAGGGTAAAGATAAAAAGGCTTTGAGTAATACTAATGAATTGGTACTTGACTTCACCTATAACGAGGTAGTATACTTCGTAGAGAACTTCATGGACAAGAATGGTCAATTAAAAGACTGGAGAGCTGCAGATGAGTTTATACGGAAGAAAGCTTACTATACCGAAGTAGTTGCAAAAGACCCACTTAAAAAAGCCGAAGGTATGATTATCAGTGAAGGTAATCTTACTACATCTACCGGTAAGTACATACCTGGCAAGATTACAATCAAGGAAGTTCAGGTGCCAGATGATTATTGGGTTAAATTTGATTATCAGGCAGTGGCCATGAAGAACTTCAAGGAATACCTAAAGAAAAATAAGATTAAGTAATTATGGGATACGAAACTGCAAAGATAATAACCGAAGAAGGCCTAGAAGGCCTTGGTAGGTACTACTCAGTTTATCGAGGTATAGTCATAGACAATGAAGATACTGAGAAGAATATGAATAGGGTGAAAGTATGTATCCCAGAAGTAATGGGAGGTACTTTTGCATGGGCCTTACCAAAAGGACAACATGGTTCAATTAGTACAGGCTTCAAGTTCTTGGCTCCTAAGATAGGCGATATAGTTTTTGTTACTTTCGAATTCGGAGACCCAACTAAACCTCTTTGGGAATATCATGGATGGGGATTACAACAAATCCCTGAACCCTTGAATGGGCCCAATAAGATGGGCTTAGTTACTCCAGAAGGTAATCTGATTGTTATTAATGACGATGAAGGAACTCTGAACTTATACTTCAATGGTACTGTGTCAGTATACTCTGAATCAGATGTAGTGGTGGCTTCTAAGAAAAGCATTGGTATTAACTCAGGTGATACCGTAGTAATAAATGAGGGAGAAAATAGAGGTATCATCAACATCGAACAGCTAACCGAGAAACTAAACCAAACGGTTAAGGAACTCGAACAATTAAGAAGTATGTTCAACTCTCATGTACACTCAGGTGTAACTACTGGACCAGGTTCTTCAGGTCCTACTGTAACTCAAGTAACTAAACCATTCTCACAATTTCAGATTGATGATTATGAGGATAAATCTTGTATACACTAATGGAAAAGAATTACTTCACAGATATAGTTGGTATAGGAGTAACGTTTCCTATTCAACTTACTCGAAACGAAAAGGGAGAAACCGGTTGGTACCCAGTAAATGGGGATTTCAAACTTATCCGGGATAATATAAGTGCTATCCTATATTACATGATTGGCCAGAGATTTCGACAGGAAAACTTTGGTAGTAAACTTTGGCAATGTATTGAGGAACCAAACTCACAAGCCTTAAGTTTTATAATTAAAGAGTTTTTAAAACAAGCCATAGGTGCATGGGAACAGCGAATAACCTTCCAAAGCATCACAGTTACTAGAGTTGATGCAAAAATACATATAGAAGTAGCTTATGTAGTAAATGGAACAAATTCTAGTCAGTACCTCGACATCACCTATGATCACTCGGATAATTCATTAAATACACAATAATATGGGAATCACAAATAAATGGCTTAACCCATACCAGAGGTCTTACCAACAGATTAAGGCCAAGCTGGTAGAATCCCTTATGGGTCTCAAGGACAAGGATGGTCAGAAACTCATAACGGACTATTCGGAGGGAAACATCCTTATTATCATTCTCTCCTTGTTTGCAGCGATTGCTGAAGTACTACATTACTATGTAGACAATATGGCAAGGGAAACTTTCTTATCTACAGCTCGTAGATATGATTCGGTAGTTAAACATGGTGCCTTGGTAGATTACCATGCTCGAGCAGCGATTGCCGCTACCGTAGATGTAATCTTATCTAGAAGCATTACTGGTAACTCTATTGGTGCAAAGTTAACCATACCACAAGGAACTCTATTTACAGACCAAAGTGGTAATAGCTGGTTATCTGCCCGAGATGTTACCTGGTATTCAAATGTAACTACCTGCAAGGTACCAATTATTCAACATGAGAAGTATACTACAAGTGCTCTCAATAACATGGTAATACCTACAGGAGATAGAGTACAACTTAACTTGGGTACATTACCCAACGGTAAGTATTATGAACATGGCTCTATGTCTTTACAGATAGGTGGGGAATCTTGGGTATTGGTAGAAACCTTTGCAAAGTCTAAACCTACGGATAAACACTTTATGGTATCGGTAGATGAATCTCTAAACCCATATATAATGTTTGGAGATGGTACCTTTGGTAAGAAACCTGCAGCAGGTGCAAAGATAACCAATGTGGTATTCTACTTAACCAATGGTTCTCAAGGTAATGTAAAGAGTAATACCATTACATCAGTACCCTCAGTTATATCCTCATCAATCACTGATGCTACAGTAAGTAATGCTTATGATGCAGGAGGTGGTTCTAATTATGAGAACTTCACTATGCTCAAGGAACATATACCTTTGAGTGTTAAGACTCTGGGAGTAGCAATTACCAAAGAGGATTTCGAAAGCTTGGCAATGTTAGTTGATGGGGTTAACAAGGCAAAAGCAGATTACGAATGTGGTAGAAAGCTTACGGTATATATTAGCCCAGATGGTGGAGCAGTAGCTTCTTCTGAGTTAATTAGTAGAGTATACAACTTACTATCTCAGAGGGCTCCTATGACTACCTGGCTCAAGGTTAAATCTGCAGGAAAAGTTCAAATCATCCTGGAGATGGATGTCACTGGAAAGAAGTCTTATAAGACTGCAGAGATACAGACACAAATCCTTACAGCATTATATAATGCCTACTCTCCAGAACAAGCAGAGATTGGAGGAAGCGTAAGGGTATCTGATATCTATGCTCTGATTGATAATCTGTCTACCATAGATTACCTACACCTTACCAAGTTTTATATCAAGCCTTGGCCTACTACCATTTATGGTAACAAGGAACTTGCATTGGGACAGTTCAAATTGAATAAGGCTACTGGGTCTATGACCTACTTCATAACCTTCAATTCTTCTACAACTTTTACAGTACGTTCAGTATCGAATGGTTATGTAGCTACAGGTTCTGTTGGTAGTTCACTCCAGGTAGTAGATAAGGCAAATGGGTTTGACTTCTCTCTGGATATACAGAACAACAGTTACCAATCCGGGTACCGTTATTCAATTACCGTATCAGAACCTAATCATGATTACGAAGACCCCGGTTTTAATTTACCGGTATTCGAAAATGCTTCACAGTTAACACTAACCGTAAATGAGATAGTATGATAAACCTCAAAAACCTAATTGATTTTTTACCATTCGAATATAAGGACCAAGATACTTATAAGGTAAATGGTAAGGGCATTCTGGAGAGGTTTCTAGAAATTTGTGGAGAGCATTTTGAAGATTATATTACTAAAGACATTGATAACATTCTGGATATTATCGATATAGATAAAACTCCAGACATGTATCTCAACTTTCTTTGGCAATTCCTCGGAGAAATGCCCTTCGCTTATGGGAACACAATAGATGCCCAGAAGTGGTCAGAGTACTTTAATGGTTTCTACTCAGACAGTAAACTCCAGGAATTATCAAAGCTTTGGATAATACCAAAGGAGGGGCCTTTCACTTTAACCAGTACTCAAGTAAGAAATATTCTAAGATATTCGGTATCTCTATTCAAGATACGAGGTACAGCTGAATTCTTCGAAATAATGATGAGGCTATATGGGTTAACCTGTACAGTCTCAGACCCAGCTAAGGCAGATTCTTACGACGGTTGGATAAAAGGTCACCCTTACTTTGACCAATACTTCTTGTATGATGACAAGTATTCTTATGATAATACTTTCGATTGTTCTCAATGTATACCGGTAACATTTAGCCTTACAGGTCATGGGTATACTTCGAACTCTGAGGCATTCAAAAGATTTAGGGAAGCTGTAGAAAGTTTCTTCCGAAGATTCATACCTTACCATGTATCATTCAATATCCAATATGGGTTTACGGTAAATGATGGGTATGCAATCAAGGCAGAATTAGTAAATCCTGACCAACCAAATCTGATAACTTTAGAAGTATATGAAGTACCTGTTATGGTAACCGTAACTGCTGATTGGCCTAATGCTGATTTAAGGTTTCAGATATCAAGTGATAAGGTAAATTGGGGATATACAAAACATCCCAGTGGTTTTGTATTTAATATACCAAGAGCGGGTACTTATTATTTCCGAAGCGTTGGGGATAATTCCAAGATAACCCAAATCACCGTAGGTCAAGAATCTTATAACAGGGTATACTCAATTACCTGTGACCCAGTTACTGCAGAGATAACACCATCAAAGCTAAGTGTGTATACGGTAATAAGGGCTAACGTATCCTATAAGGGACAAATCAAAACTTGTAATGTTCGATTGTCAGGAACTGACCAAGTAAAAGTATCAGGAGCAACTTGGGAATTTAAAGAACCCGGTACTTATTACTTTGAGATTGTAGAGTTCCCAGTAAAACAAACTTCCTTTGTAGTAACCAGACAAGAGATTACTTATAAAGTAAGATGTACTCCATCAGAGTTTCGAGTTGGTGATAAACAAAGTATAAGGGATGCAACTACTACTCTAACCATCGAATCTAATTACCCGGAATCCTTTACTGGAGACTTATACTGCAGGTTGGTAGGTGACACTAAGTTATTTAAGAATGGAGATAAGTTTACTGCCAGCAGTTATGGTACCTATAAGTTTAGGTGTACTCTTGATAAAAGGGAAACCGAAGAAGGTGTAGGTATCTTCAAAGTAACTTCTGGTAAGACCGCAATCTATAGAGTTAGTATTAACCCACCATCTTCTACTTTGTTTAATGGTTCAGCCAAGACCACAGTAAGTATTCAACGTATCTCAGGTAATGGTGATGACTACAGAGTAAGAGTAGTAGAAACCGGGGAAGTATTCGATGCTAAGAATGGTTATGTATATAATACTAATAGGTCAGGTACTTATACTTTCCAATCTGTAGCTTACCCATCTGCAAGGACTATCTGGACCGTAAGCAATTCTCCAACAGTATATCAGAATAAGTTAAAGATAGTTCCTTCAGATACTACCGATGAACATTGGCAAGAACCAGATTGGACTTTACCAGAAGACCAAATCGATGATACCTATGCAGTATATGCTTTGGTGGATGAGAAGTCTGCTTGTAAGTTCTCACTGGAAGAAATGAAGAACGGAGTAAATGTAAATGGTACTGCTACTTGTGATGAGACTGGAGAAACCTATAATCTGGGTGAAGAGATTACTCTTACCAAAGCAGGTACCTATACTTTCGTAGCTGATGATGGTTCTTCTCTAAGATGCCAAGTAATCCTGGAAGATTATCCAACTATCATTGAGATATCTTGTACTCCAGAGTATGCCGAACTAAAGGGTACTGTTAAACAAGTATCTACCTTAATTAAGTGTACTTCGAATAAACCAGATTTCGATAGTAGAATTAGGGAAGTGGGCAAGGTTAATACCTATGATGCTGGTGGACAAGGTTATGAATTCATTACTGCTCAAGCAGGAGAATATATCTTTGAATCCGTTGCAGATACTTCTAAGAGAACTAAGTTCACAGTAGTAGATGCAGACCTATTAAGTGTTAATCCTCAAAAGTTGGAATGGGAATTCGATGACCTATCGGAAAAGACCTTCACCATTACAACCTACAGTAATCAATCTTGGCAAATAGTAGAACAATGATAAATACAATCGATAGAATCACTGAGACCACAACTCAGTCTTTATTCAAGACATTTACTGTGGGCATATTGGGAGAGTGTACTCAAATTCTTTATGATTTGAGATGGATGATAGTACTGGCAATAATCTTAATCCTATCAGATTTATGGTTTGGAGTATCTGCCAGTAGAATCCAAGGTATAGAAATTCGAAAGTCTAGAGCTGGAAGAAGAACTCTAAATAAGATAGTAGATTATATCTGCTATGTTTTATTGGGAGCTGTACTTGGTAAGGCCATAGGCGAACCATACGGAATGGACCCAATCGTAGTATCTATTACAGTAATGGTATTATGCTATTGCTTTGAAGTAGATAGTATCTATGGTCATATCTGCGAAATACATGGTATCAAAAAGAAGTACAGTATATGGAAGATTCTCTTTAAATTGTTAACCTTCAAGTTTAAGGATTTGGGTGAAGCATTTAAAGATATGGCAGAACAAAAGAATAACTTTAAAAATAAAAATAACAATAATGAAGACGTACTTTAAGTATGAAGGTATCATTAAATCAAAGGAAGCAGCAGAGGCAATTGCTGCTCCCTCTGGTTTAGGACCATTCTGTGGTTTTGGCTCAGCCACCATAAATGGTAATAGGTTAACAGTATCTCCTCAGGGAGTATCAGGAAGTAAGTATGCTAATGTAATCAAAGACCGTATCATGGCAAGGTACATGGCAAAAGCTTCAGAAGATGGGGAATTACCTGATGTAAACTTTGGTTGTATCTCAAGAGATGGATATGTATTTATCTCTGATGAGCAAACCCTTACCATTGAAAACATCCAAGGTACTCGGGGCTCAACTGAAGAGGTATTACTTTTTGCAGTACATACTACTATCTCAGAACCCGTAGATAATCCAGTAGACTTCGTAGCCTATTGGAATGAATCCTCAGAAAGCTTCTATGATTTATTCAAAAAGGCTAATGATATCTACTATCCGATTGCCGAGGCAAATCGTACTCCGAGTATACTTAATAGTGATGTATATTCCGATTATAATATGACCTATAGCAATCTTCTAGAGATGGTAGAGAGTGCTTGCCCTTATTACTCTAATAATAAAAATTCGGTTGTTCTTATTGGTATCTATGGTAAAGGAACCGATGCAATGACAAAACGAAATGAGAACTTTGCCATCGTACCTTACCAGGGTAAATTCCAGGAGATACCCTTTACTACTGCAACTCACAGTTCATTCAAAGAATCCATAAAGAGAACCGAAGAAATGAATACTGGGTTCCCAGTAGTAGATGAAGCAGGTAATACATTGAACATCAAACAATACATTGATGCTCAACTCGAGGCAATCAGAAAAGAGTTTGCCGAATCCCTGAGTACTGCTAATCTCCCAATCGGTTCTATTATCCTCTGGGAAACTGATGTAATACCTGAGGGTTGGGCAGAATATACAAAGGCATCTGGTAGAATAGTTATAGGTTATCAAGCAGGAGGTATTCAAATTGGTGATGAAACTATGTTGCAGAATGTGGGAGATTATTATACTCCTACTCAGGGTAACTTCCTTATCCAGATTAAGGGTGATGATTTGCCTAAGCATAGACATGCTCTTGGTGTATCTAAAGGTAAGCAGGATAATGCTAACAACTGGGAGAACGTTCGTCCTCAATCTTTCTTTAATAGAGAGACAGGTTTAAATGGTGACTTTGGTAGAGGAACTCCAACTAAAGGAATCCAGGATGGTGCTATTGTAGTGAGCTGGAATTTGCTTGGTGAAAGTTTCTTACAAGAGACTTCGGTAGAGACTCTGAATATCGAAAAATTGCCACCGACTATTACATTACGATATATCCAAAAGATATCATCCTAAGTAACTTCATTCCACTTCATAATATAGATTGAATTAGTTATTAGTATTTGACACTTTACAAATCGTGTTTGCATAGTTGATTTTGAAAATCTGTTGGGAAGGGACGTTGGGAAACGTCCCTTTTCTTTTGTGTTAATACTTAAGTTCTTCCTTAGCTCTATCTTCCCAGTATTGGATATCTTGTCTAAGTTCTGAGATATATCTCATAGAATCATTAGTCTTAGGCATTTCGAAAAACTCTATAAGCATTATGTTGGTAATTCGAGTACTATCTCCAAGCCTCTCTTTAATAAAAGGAGGGGGAGTTAATAATACCTCGAATAGGAGATAGGCATCGGGAGAAAGTTTATCCTTCATATACTTATACATCATATCAAGCATTTCGGATTTAGCTTTCTCTTGTTCACTATCATCCTCTAATTCTTTGTCATTATCAAACAAATCATCAAGCTTAAAGAGATTTTGATTATACTCTGCTTGTTCTCCGTATGCCGAACGAAGTAGTTTATTCTTGAATGTACTAAGTGATGCAAGGATTCTTGCTTTAAGATGTTCTTCAGTACATTCACCATAGTATTTGTTGAAAACAAATAACATCTTATCCCAGAAATAAGACTGAATGATATCAGGTGTAAGATTAAACCTTTTATAATCAATCTGTCGGGTAAGATTTCTGATTACTGGCTTACAAACTTTATAAAGTCTGTTGAATGTAGCTTCATCATATTCCTGCATAGGTTTTAATCTATGAAGCTCTGAGCCATTATTTCCTTTACTTTTTCCCATGTTCTTTTAAATATTCGTTATGCAAATATAAGTATTTTTTCTTATATAAAATAATAATATTAAATATACTTGAGCTTAAGGTAGTGGATTAGTATGTTTCTAGATAGTTGTCAACATGCTCAGAACTATCTCGGTACTATCAAAATCTATTAGTTTATAAATATTGCAATATAGATATGAAAAAGTTTAAAGATTCAGTTAAATTTAGTTTCACTCCGGACTTCCAGTTAGAGATACTCCGGTTCATTTTAAGGGATAAAGAAGGTGGTTTAGTCCTACGTCGGGTTAAATCAAGTTATCTGGTTCTCATAGAACATGCTCTTATATTCGAGGGCATATCAAAGTATTTTAAAAAGCAAGGCAAGATGCCTTCAGAAAATATCCTGAAGCAGGTGATAAAAGAATTGCTAGAATCAAAGGCATACGTCGATTTAGTAACTAAGGATGACTTGCCCAGTATTCAAAAACTGATAAGTAATCTGTATCATATTCCTTTATCTGATTCAGAATATATCAAGGAAAGGATATATCAGTTCTCTACTTACGTTGAAATGAAGAACCTAAATGATTCCTTCGACTTGGATAACTTCGAACAATATGAAGAGTATTCAAGGAAGATTGAAAAGGTACTACAGAAAAGTAAACCTAAGAAAGAGGATGAACCCCTATATATGATACGAGATGTTACAGAAAGACAGTTTAAAAGACAATCTGAACCATCAGTAATACCTTGCCCATATAGGCAATTGAATGACCTTACCAATGCAGGAGGTTATCCAGAGCATTCTGTAAATGTGATATTGGATAAACCCAAAGCAAAGAAGACATTCTTTATGGTAAACCTTGCAAGAGGTTATCTCAGAATGAAGAAGTCAGTATTATATATAGATACAGAAAATGGTCAGGACCAAATCATGGACCGTTTCATTCAATCAAGTATTAATAAAACCAAGAAGGAATTATATTCAGGTGAATATGATAAACTCGAGGCAAAGCATTTAAGAAAGCTTGCAAGGTTCGGAGTTGAGTTGGTAGTTGAAAGGGTTCCTGCCATGATTACAGATGTTACGTATATCAGGGAGAAGATAATTCAATTGCGTAACCAGGGCATAGATATAAGGGTATTAATGGTTGACTATGCAGGTAAGCTTGCATCAATATCTAGAGACAGAGAGGATTTCGAAAGAATATCTAATGTATATGTAGACCTGCAAAACTTAGCAGAAGAATTACACCTGGATATTATATGGACTGCTCACCATATTACTCGTGAAGGTAAGAAGCATAGACTTACCCGATATGATGAAAATGATATCTCTGGGTCAATTGCCATTGTACGTAATGCCCAAGTTATCATGGGTCTTAACTCTACCGAACAAGAAGAGAAGGATAATATTCTTCGAGCTGAGATAGTAGTACAGAGAGATGGTCTTCCTTCCGGTAGAGCTTTATTCAAATGTGATGTCGAAAGACAAAGATGTACAGAGTTTACCAAAGAACAACGTAAGCAATATGACGAAGTATATGGCAGTAAATTGGATGAGCAATTTAAGAAGAAAGATAACCCGGATGCCGATAGTAAGAAAAGGGAAAGAACTACTGGAGATATCTAAATGCAAGTTAGGTTATCATGAATGGGTTGCTGTACATTCTTATGAATATAGGCAACGTCCTCGTAGAGCAATCTTCTCTCATAAAGGAGGTAGAAAGAAAGCTCAGTATTATACCAAAAGAAAAACCGAATATTATTGTAATAACTGTGGGAGGAAGAAAAGGTGAGAACAAAGAAAGTAGAGATAGTAAAGGATAGGTGGTCCGATGGATATGCCCTCGAAATATCTCATAATGGTTGGCAAACTACCTCCATAGGTAATCTGGATTTAGAAGACCTAAAAAAGATAAGAAAGGTTATTCGTAAAGAGATAAGGAGAATTCAGAATGAAAATAACAAATCAATTTAAGTCTAAGCTCCGTACTTACTTTGTTAAAAGACTTGGAGCTTACGATTATAGACATGGCTGGATGAGGGTCCCTACTTGCCCATACTGCGGTAGGGAACATAAGTTAGGTGTAAACCTTTCAATGTATCGAACCAATTGCTTTAGATGCAATGCTCACCCATCACCCTCTCAGTTGGTGATGGATATCGAAGGGTTTACAGAATATCATGAACTACTTAATTTTTTGAACAATGGACAATTTGATGAACTTACATTTAAGGAAGAGAAAATCGAACTTGCCGAAGGAAAACCAATCTACTTACCTGAGGGGTTTCGAAATATCTCAATCGGAAAAAGCCAACTTGCAAAAAGCATCAGAGGCTATGTTAAGAAGCGTGGATTTGATATCAGTAGCTTTTCGAGATATGGCATTGGCTATGGCACAATTCAACCATTCTACGGGTATCTTATTATCCCCTTTTATTACAAGGGACAACTTAAATACTACAATGCCCGTAACGTCATTGGTAAGGGACCACGGTATAACAATCCTGACAAAGATATCACGGGTCTTGGAAAACAATTCATCATATTTAATCATGACGCATTGGAAATGTACCGGTCGGTATTCATATGCGAGGGAGCACTTAATGCTCTCACCATGGGGGATAGAGGCATTGCCACAATGGGCAAAGCTATTAGTGCCTACCAAGTCAATGAGCTACTTAAATCCCAATGCGAACGATTTATTATACTGTTGGACCCAGATGCCAAGCAATATGCCATCAACTTGGGTCTCAAGCTTATTAACTATAAGAAAGTCAAGGTGGTGTTTTTACCAGACGGTAAAGATGTAAACGACTTGGGTAAGAAAGAAACTCTAAAATTAATTTATAATACCCGGTACCAAAGTTATCAAGAACTTGTGAAACTCAGAAACTCATTGGATTAGGGAGTTCCTATTATAATATATAAATATATAAGAATATGAAAAGATTTATAAAGATTTGGGTTCGTGAAACTATTCAATTGTTTCTTATATTAATTGGGATAGTTTTGATATTAAGTATATTTTTTGGGGTTATATACTGGTTAGATAGTTTTGGGATTATAGGTTATTTGGGTATAACCCTTTGGTCATTGTTTTGGTTAGCTGGGATTATAACTTTAGTAGAATATAAGAAGAAATGAGAGAACCAAGTATTCACATTACAAAGTTTCAATTCGAGGAAATATTAAATACCTTAGAGGTAAATAACTTCCCAGTTGAGGCTTTTTTTGTTATTGCTCGTAAGGAGGCAATAAATCATAGAGCAGTCTTAGTTTCTAACAATAAGAATACTAAGCGAGTTAAGAACATATTACTAGCATCTAAAGGAGATGCTGCCCTTGTTGCTGATATTTTATATGCAACTCGTATAAAGTTAAAGCATAGAGGAGTTCGTAAAATAAACGAAAGTAATTCTCGGGAATGGGCAAATTGTAAAAAGCTTGCAGAGATATGTAATACATTCTGTGAAGATTTTAAATTTGATACCCGGGAAGGTTTTATCAAATATATAGAGATTGGGTTAAAGAGAATGACCGATTATCGGAATTTGATGCAAAGGTTAATATCCATGCAGGATAATATTACCAATCAAGTAAGTGCTGAAATGGAATTAGCCGAAGATAATGACCCAGATTATACTAAGGATATTCATGATTACTTTATTAAGAAGATAGCTAATGCTACTGGTATTTATGAATCCTATGAAAACCAACCTGAGAAGTATGTACACTTTATGAGGTTAGGTAAACTTATGGGAGAAAGAGATTGGAATTCTATCTGGTTCATAGATGCTCAATTTGAATCTCTTGCATGGTGCAATGGTTTACCAGAACCCAGTCAGATGTATAATGAGAAAGCAATCGAAAGATACAATAAGTATTTATATAAGAATAAAAATAAACAAACTCTGGAGACAGAACCTGAAGTAGAGGGGAGTCTCTGGGATAAAATTAGAAAGTAATATGAAAGGCTTACAATTTTTAGGCAATCGAGTAGAGGATGCAGCTAATGCTTTTATTGACGTCCTCAAGTATTCAGACCAGTCAGTAGAATATCCCGATTTTAAGGATATTGAACCTTGGCCCGATGAGATAGTTAACCTGTTCTATGTAATCTGGAAGAATGCTACATTCTCTGAGCTCAGTGCAATTATCATGTACACTCAGCAATCTTCTCGGTTTGATGAAATCTCAGAACTGATGCTGGGTATTGGTTTGGTAGAAATGAGACATCTCGATAAGATATCAGACTTTCTTCAAAAGGCAGACCCTTATGAGGATTATTCTACCATGAGTATCAATCCTAATATTGGGATTGGTTCTACTTGGGAAGAGGCAATAAAGATTGCTTTATAAGTTCAGAGATGGAAACCATAGCTCACTATCGAAAGATTCAGAAAGCTATCCAACAATATGAAGATCGTAAAGATTATGATGATGTGAATTACTTTCTTGAGAAGTTAATTGCCGATGAGGAACATCATGTAAAATTACTCAAGGAAGTTTCTGGTAAAGAGAAATCTAAAGGTGTAACTGTTCAAGTAATGGGTAAGATTATAATTCAGAATGGGAATATGTGCGAACTGGATTTACCTCTTAAGTTCGCACAGAAACTCTACCAGGAGTTTGCAATAAGACATCCCAATGCTTTCTACTTACGTACAAGGCAAAAAGGGATGCAGAACTGGGATGGTAAGATACATTATATTACCAAGACTGGTCAGTTTAAAATAGGTTTACTTCCCATGATATACGAAAAATGTATTGAGTATGGAATTAAACCTAAAGTTGTAGATATGCGACAACCTTTACCTAAAGTCAGTAAAGTTGTTACGAAAATAGGTAAGTATACTTTAAGACCGGAACAAGAGAAAGCTGTCAAGGCAATAATCAATAATACCATAGGAGGTAAACCTTTTCAGATTGGTGTTTTAGATTACACGGTTAATGCAGGTAAAACTCTTATCATGTCGTCTTTATATCTATCCTATAAGAAGCAGTTAAAGACTTTGCTAATAACTAATGACTCTGACTGGTTGAATCAAGCTAGAGAAGAATTCAAGCAATATCTCCCGGGAGAGAATATCACTTTCGTTCAAGGCAAAGTTTTAAATTGGGGTAACTTCACCATAGGTATGGTTCAATCTATTTCTCGTAATATGGGGTTTTATCAAAAGGAATTATCTCAGATTGATATGGTACTTATTGATGAAGCTGACCAAGGAGGTAGTAAGCAATATCAGAATGTGATTACTCGTCTCTTTAATACCAGAGTTCGTATTGGTTTATCTGGTACGATTTATATGAGTAAGCTTGCTAAGGATAAAGTTAAGAATATGAACCTACGTTGTTTCTTTGGTAATGTACTCGCTGAGTTCAAACTTAAGGATTCAATTCGAAAAGGTTATTCTACTAAGACCATCGTAAAGATGGTACCCGGTAAACCTTGGTATGGTAATTGGGAATCAGATTGTATATCCTATAAGGAAATATATGATGATACCATTACCGAAAATAAGATAGCAAGGAAGATGGCTTTAGCAAGATTAAAGTGGAATTTATCTTACGGCAGATATCCTGCACTCGTAGTTTGCAAGCATATTGCACACTGTGAAAATCTATATGAGTTCTTTAAAAATAGACTGGGTGATGCCTATAATATTGCTTATGTGCATGTTAATACTCCCACTAAATTAAGACAACAAATAATGAAGGATTTTAGAGAGGGAAAGATTGATATCTTGGTATCAACTACCATCATTGCTCGAGGTAAAAACTTTCCTAAGCTTAGGTATTTATTAAACACTGCCAGTATGGATAGCCAAGAAAAATCTATTCAGTTCCTTGGACGTTTGGTAAGAACCGATGAATCGAAAAAGAAAGTGTATCTCGATGACCTTCACTATCCAGGCAATTACTTAAATAGGCATGGTAAACATAGGAAGCAGTATTATAAGAGACAAGAACTAAAGGTAATATTGTTAGACAAGCTTTGGAAGAATCACCCTAACCATAGCCTTAATCGGAGTTAACTAGAAGTACTATGAGTAATTACTTTTCTCCGTAGGAGGAAATAATTACATCCTATAAGCATACGGGCATTACATTAAATATATTATAAACAATGAAAACACTAAGCCAAATATTAAAACTGGTGAGGGACTTTCTAAAAGGACCTGAACCTATTTACCCTAAGCATGTATTCAATTGTAGAGACCTTGCATGGATAAGTAATATATTATGTACCAGATTTTCACAGGACATATATGTTCATCACTTCTTCTTACATTTTAATTCTGGGTTGGTAGTCAAGATATGTCAAGACACTTATGCTGATGATTACTGCCCAGAACTGGAGAAAATTAGGAAACTATTTATTAATAACATCGGTTCTTCCTATGTCAGTATAGAATATCCATCTAAGACTGATGATGAAGATGATTTATTAGAGAGTGAAATATACATTATGTCTAAAAACAAAAAAAAATTGATTGATGGCAAAGAAAAAGAAACAACTCCCTGACTTATCAAAGCAAGATATCCTTACACCAATAGATGTTAGTCAATTGGGTACTAACGGAGATCCATGCTTTGGTATTGGGTATGATTTATCCACTAAAGAATGTAAATTATGCGGAGACTCAGAACTATGTGCGTTCAAGATGTCCCAGAACTTGAACATTACAAGGAAAGAATTAGAACAGAAGAATCAATACAAAGATTTGGATGTATTAGAAGATACGGTTGGTATCAAGAAATACATCCGAGGCTTGATTCGGAAAGGGAAAGACAGAAAAGAAATTATCTCAAAGACAGTTGAGAAATTCGAAGTACCTAAGAAACGTATTAGAGAACTTTATAGAGAATGCAATGGGAAAGGTCAGTAAGTTAAGAATGATATGGGCAATGTTTAAGTTATATCTTAACAACCCAAATTATTATGTACGGCAAGATGATGTTCTTGCTGATTTGTTTATGCAGGGTGAATACGACGTAGAAAGATTCTGTCATTCACTCGGAGTAATTCCTCAACAAGGATTAACCTTTGAACAACTTTTAAAAAAATGTAATATATTATGAACAGATTTAGATTTATCAAAGTACGGGAGGTAATATCTCCCAACAGAGCAAACCCAAATGATGCTGGGTTAGATTTTTATGTACCAACCGATTTATATCCAGAGCATATTCATTCTAAAAATGAATTCGACTCAGAAGGTTATAATTTAGATGTTCCTTTTGGTGAAGCCTTTGTAAGGCATATAGCTTTAAAACCTGGACATCGTATACTTATCCCATCTGGTATTAGGGGATTGCTTGAACCACCTGCCTCTATGTTAATGGCTGCTAATAAGTCCGGTATAGCTACTAAGCAAGGTTTGATTTTTACTGCCGAGATAATAGATTCTCCTTATGTTGGTGAGATACATATAGGAGTATATAACACTTCTCAAGAAGTACAAGTTATCGAAGCGGGTAAGAAGCTGGTACAATTTATTCATGTACCCATATTTATTACTGAACCAGAAGATATTCAATTAGAAGAATTTTATACAGAATCTCAAATATGGGGAAGTAGAGGAGCTAACGGATTTGGTTCATCTCAAAATAAATAATTATGGATATACGTAATATAAAAGAACCAGTACCTCAATTATCAGATTCGGATATTTTATCCAGTATGTATGAGTTGGGGCTAGAACAATTTAATGGGTATAAGGAAATAGAGAAGTTACCGGTATACCCATTAGATATTAATAACCCAAAGTCTCAGATAATACTCAAGGATTTTATTGGTAGAGTAATTGAGGAATTAACTGAAGGGTTTGAATCTACTGATGCAGTGGTAGATATATACCAAAAACATGGGTGGAATAATGATTGCTTAACCGAGGAAGAATATACCGAAGTACTTAATCACCTAGCAAATGCAAATGAAGAACAAGCAGATGCTTTAGGATTCTTCTTTACTTTGCTTATATATTCTAATATATTGCCTGAGGATATACTTGCATACAATAATGCAAAAAACCTATTTGAGGTAATGGCTATCGGAGTAAAGGAGTTAATAATTAAGTACCCGGATTACCATATAAAGAAATATCCCATATTAAATCCCGAAGATTATGTGGGTGATGTGGACCAACCAGAGTGGGACAAGCTAGTTTCATATACACCTGGCTTTCATAATATGAGCGACTTATCACATGAAGCTGAGAAGTTATATCTATGGGAAGTTATATATGAACTGAATAAGGCAAGGAATTTCCTTAAATGCCGTCCTTGGAAACAAACTTCGGTAATGACTAAAGAGATAGAATTCCAGGAGTCATTGGTAAAATCATTCTACCTGTATATGGGATTCCTAGCATTAAATGGGTTCACTACTCAGGGTTTATTTGGATTATTCTTTAAAAAACAACGCCTCAATTTATGGAGGCAACAAACTAATTACTAATGTCAGGATGGAATAAAAAATTAGAGGGACTTCAACTCAATACGGAGGAGTCCCTCCATTCGTTAGAATTTGCTACCTCACAGGAAGCTTGGGAAAAACTCAATGAGGGGTTTTTAAGATTAGACCCAATCCTATTTGGGAAAGGGGCTATGGCTAATAGTGGGGTAGCAGTAGTGTATAACGTATTTATAAAAATACGTAAGGCATGGGTAGACCCAGAATTTGATTATGGGAGATGTTTCAATTACAAAGAAACTAAGTGGACTAGCTTATTGAATAACTACATAGATTTTAATAAGCTTGATTTGTTGCGTAGTAAACTGAGAGTACTGAGAAATAAGTACAATCAGAATTACAATATAACTTACATGTTTAATAATCACCACGATAATGGTAAACAATGTCTAATAGCAGCGACTTTTTCAAAACGATTCGGGGAGGACATCCCAGTTATTACAATGGTAGTTCGGGCTTCAGAGATTACCAAGAGGTTAATATTCGATTTCCTATTAATTCAACGAATGTCAGAGTACGTATATGGTCCGGACCAGTCAGTACAAATCAACCTATTCGCGACTCAAATGTACGGAAATGTGGAGACTCTTCTAATGTATCATACCCATAAACCTTTGAAGAAGGTACTAAAGGGTGCAGAAGAAAATTCATGGAATAAAAGGGTAAAGGAAATATGGAAGAAATTCCAAAAGGGTACAGAGAAAGACTTCTCATCATTTAAGGTATTCTTTAGAAGTTTTAAAGTACTCAGACCAGACTTATATGAGGAAACATATAAATCAATGAAAGCAAAAGAATTACTTCTCGAGTATGAAGATATTGAGTACCCAGAGAATGTAATCTCTTACTCTCAGAGAAAAGCATATAAGAAGAAACTCTTAAAACAGAAGAACAATGAGAATATTTAGTAATTCATTCGAGCTAATGTCTGAATTGGGCAGAGAGCTAAACAGTTATGGTCAAACTGTAAAACCAAAGACCTATCAGAATAAAGTAATTGAGGGTAATGATGATTTTATAACCAAGGAGATAATTTGCCAACAATATTGCTTGACATCCTTGGGAGACCCAGTATGGTTGTTCATATTCTCAAAATCAAAAGAATGGGCAGATGCTGAGTTTAAAGAGAGGGTTAGTTTAGATGAAGAATTTTGTAGACCTTGGAATCCAGGGAAAGCTTGGGAATTAAGAAAAGATTTATGGCAACCTCTTTTCTCTAAGTCAGATAAGGATTTCTTTGATTATACATATTCCGAGAGGATGATGTGTGATGTAGTTTACAAGGGTTATCATACTACTAAACTAGACTCTATAATTCAACTCCTGAAAGACGATTCGGATACAAGAAAAGCAATCTTATCAATCTGGGGAAGTAATATGAATGAGTACGACCAAGATAGGTTAGATGGTAGTTCACGTATACCCTGTTCTATGTATTATGATTTCCTTATCCGTCAAGATGGTAAAGGAGAAAAGGTATTACATATTTGTTATCACCAAAGAAGTTCGGACTTCGTTACTCACTTTGGTAATGATGTATACCTTGCATGGAGACTCATGGAATATGTAGCTCAAGAGGTAGGAATAAAACCAGGTTATCTGTATCATACCATTGATTCTCTCCATGCTTATAAGAAGGATTGGTTAGCTTTGAGCTCTAATCTGGAAGACTTACAAGATAAATACTAATTAAGAGGGATGTATCTGCTACTGGTAGGTATGTCCCTCTTTCTATTTATAATTATGGAGACAAGATATAAGATAATAAGAAACAAGAAAGAACTAAAACGACTTATTGCTTGTTGTATAGCAACGGGTTATGCTTGCTGTGACTATGAAACCAATGCAGAACCCATATACAACAAATCTTTTAAACCAACAATCTTATCAGTATCTTGGATGCCAGGATTTGGTGCTTCTATACCATTAGACCATTTTCAGACTAAAGAATATACTGCTCCAGGATGGAATTGGAAAAAGATGCTAAGGAAGTTTGGGGAAGAGGTAATCGAAAACTATGATGTAGTTAAGGTTGCCTGGAACTGGAAATTTGATGACCAGATAAATCAGAAGTATAAGATATTCTATCGGGGTACTTGCTTAGATGGCATGCTTGCAAAGTATGTACTCAATGAGGAAAAACCTCATGACTTAAAATCAATGGTAAGAAGGTATTTGCCCGAGTATGGTAATTATGAAAAGCAGGATGCTTTCGATAAGATACCTTGGGATAAAAAAGAATTAGACCCACTTTGCCATTATGGATGTCAAGATACCGATTATACTTTGAGATTAATGCTATTCTTTGAGAAGAAGTTAATTGACTTGGGAATGTATTCAGTATTTCGTAATCTATTTATGTGTAATTCTCGAGTACTTACTTCCGTAGAGAAAGAGGGATTATATGTAGATACCGAGTTCAATAAAAAGCTTCTGGAAGAATATAAGCCAAAGATTGATGCTGCTAGACAAGCAATATATGACTTGCCAAGAGTTAAGAAATTCGAAAAGAGATTTAACCAGGCTAAGATTGATAAATATATAGAAACTATCCAAGCTGAACTTGAGGAGTTAGATTATAATGACCCGAAAGACAAACGAAAGATTGCATCAAGGGAACAGAAGATATCTAATATCAAGGCAGGTATATTCACAACTAAAAAGGAACAGGATTTGATAAGACCAATTAACCTTGGTAGTCCAGTTGATTTACCTGCACTCATGTATTCAAAACATGGGTTTAATTTTGAGGTAATCAAGGATAATGAATCTGGTAAACCAAGTACAGATGAGGAAACTTTAACTAACCTTAGGCTTAAGGTAGAAAATCCAGAATCACCAAAAGCAATATTCCTTGACAAGTTATTGGAACTTAGAGGATTAGAGAAAATGTATAAGACTTATATCTATGGGTGGTGGGAGAAAGTACAGGATGACTCTCGATTACATGGTAGATATAATATACATGGTACGGATTCTAATAGGTTTAGTTCTGCAGACCCAAATATGCAGCAGATACCAAAGACATCGGTAGACCCCAATATCAAGAAACAATTAGTTGCTCCTCCTGGATATCTGTATATGGCATTCGACTATTCCCAAGCAGAGTTAAGAATGATGGCTCACTTATCCGGAGATGAAACTTATCTTGAAGCATTTGCTAAGGGAGTAGACCCTCACCTTGGTATAGCAGCAGCAAAGTATGGTGTACCAATTGAGGAAGCTTCTAAAATATACGAAGATGAATCACACCCGGACCATAAGTTATGGAAGGTAAGGAGAAAGCAAGCTAAACAAATTGCTTTTGGACTTATCTATGGTATTGGGGATGCTCTTCTAGCAGTTAAATTATCTGACCCAAAAGCTGGTATTATAGTTTCGAAAGAGGAAGCTCGTAAGGAAATGGATGAATTCTTTAAGAAACACCCAAAGATACTTAAGTTCAAAGAGAAACAAGAGAAGTTCTTACGTAAGAATGGGTATTATACCCAATTATTCGGAACTAAAAGAAGATTACCCCAGATATATTCTAACGATAAACAAGAAGTTGCTTATGCTATTCGATTAGGTTTGAATTTCCCTTGTCAAGGTGCTGCAGCAAATATGACAAACTTTGGAGCAATCTTGGTATACTGGTTAATGAGACAAGGCAAATTGCCAATGATGAAAGAAGCTTGTACAGTTCATGATGCTGTTTATATGTATTCTAAGCCACAGGATATAAACACATGGACAGTATATACTATCTGGAATATTCTACGTAACCCAAGTACAAAGAAATACTTTGGTTTCCAAGTAGACGATGTAGATATGGATATGGACTTTACCATTGGTAGGTCAATGGCAGAGGAATTACCATTTATCCCGGGATATGATTATAATAAGATGCTTCAACCAGACTTCTCCGTTGAGGAATATATGGAAGAGCATAAGAAGTATAAACATATTCACATCAAGCAATTCAAGGAAAGGTTTAACAAACAAATAAAGAAGTATGAAAAAGATTTTGAACGGGCCCACGGTATGGCGAGCTAAATGCCCATGCTGTGATTGCGAATTTGAATATGATACTAGTGAAACAGAACGGGTATATAATGTTGCTGATGCTAGTATTTTTAGAGTAGTACATTGCCCAAATTGTAAAATTAGCCTAAGACATTCAGATTCAGCAAAAACAACTACCAAGATGAAGAAAGAGGATACTATGTCTACATAAATAATATAAAATTATGAGACTATGACGAATGCGGAAAAAGCAAGGCTAGATGCCAACAGATTATCATCCCTAACTTATATGATATCAGCATGCTTGGTATATTCAATAGATGGTCTATTCGATTATCTGGCAAAAGCTAACCTTAGGTTAGCAGGTAGGGATAAGATGTTATTTAATCGAGTAAAGGAACAAATAGGTCAATTGCAAGGTAATCTCAAAATATTAGAGGACTTAGCATTTAACGTAATGGGCAATGATGATGAAGCCAAGTTAGCTTATGAAGATGCGGTTCACCTATATTGGGTTATCTTTCTGGTATTGGTAGATAGAGGTGGTTCAGATGAACTATGCGACTTAAGGTTTAAGGCTTTAGTTGATATAATAGGTAAATATGAATCTCTTTTACACTTACCTGGTTTAGACAGGGCCTACTTTGCAGCATTCGCTCAAGTATCAAAGGCAATTCAAGAAGGCAAATACAGTAAAGAAGATTTTAAAAACCTACTGAAAGTCCATGAAGATAGAACTGAAGAAACTGAAGGTGAAATTTGAGGGTAAATCAATCGAAATAGATATTCAAAAGGAATTATCTATCAATGAGAATATCATTAATTCTCAGCTACGAGATTCTCCCTCTAGTTATTATATCTTATGCTCACTGAGAGATAAGTATATAAGGGAAAGGGACTTACTAGCAAGGGAAAAGGAAGAAGCCTATTCCCAAGCTTGGATATATTATAAGGATGCTAATGAGAGATGGAATAATGATTACGTATCTCATAAGGCAAATCTTAATAAGAAATATGCCTCTATATGTGAAAGACATCTTAAAGCTGTAGAGAAAGCAAATAAGTTCATTAGTATATGTAGAGCTTATGAATCAAGGGAAAATATACTAAGAACTATTAATGCAAACCTTAGAAAGGGATAACCTATTGAACTATAAACAATTACTAACTTTTAAAAACAGTATTAGAATATGAATTATTCAATGTCATTTATCTCAACTCTTGTAGCTGAGAAATTCAATCAAGAATTACCGGGATGCCCAACCGAAAATCGGGTACTTATCTTATCACCAAAAGAAGTAAACCAAACCAAATCTGGGCTTATCATTCCGGAGCAAGTAAAAGAGGGAGTACCTCGTAAGGGAGTGGTAGTAAAGAGTGGAGAAATTACTGAGGAATACAAAACCTATCGGGACTTGGTAAAGATTGGTAATATCGTTACCTATGGTTTGTATGCAGGCAAGGAACTTGAATTCCCTACCGATGAATTATCTCCTGCATTGCAACAACTTTTGGAGAAGAACAATCTTACGGTACTGTCTATGAATGAGATAGTATACTCAGAACCGAACAATCAAAATTAATATTATGATAAAAGACAAGGACAAAAAGAAAAAGAAAGTATCTTCAGAAGGACTTTCTACTAGGGAAAAGATGCTAGCTAAAAAGAAACAGCTAGAGTCTAAGGGAAACGGTAATGGGTTGGTATATCCCAAAGAAGGTACATTGCGTATGAGAATTAAATCTCCCGGTGATGATCAAGAATTGGGTATAGAAATTATCCAATTCTATCTGGGAGGTAATTTGGGTGGAGTTATATCTCCTGCTACTTTCGATGAGCCTTGCCCATTTATGGAAAAGTATCAAGAACTGAAAAATTCCAAAGATGAAGATGACAAGGAACTTGCAAAGAACCTTGTACCAAGAAGAAGGTACGTTATTGGTGGACCAGTATATGCCGATGAAAAGGGTACTAAATTTGATTACGATGGTAAGGATAAGGGAGTTTTAGTACCCCGTTCAGTATATCAGGATATCATTGACCTTTACCTTGATGAAGATGAGGCTGGTGATATGACAGACCCAAGAACTGGATATGATATCAAAATCATTCGTTCAGGTTCAGGTAAATTGGACACTACCTATTCTGCCCGTGCTTGCAAACCAACTAAGTTGGATAAGAAGTACCAAGGTAATGTAGACTTGGAAAACATAGTTCGTTCTCAGATAAAGGACTATGATGAACTTGAGAAATTACTTGCACAGTATCTCAATGAGGACCATGACTCAGAGGATGACGAACCTAAAAAGAAGAAAAAGAAAAAGGGTATTCACAAAGACCATTACATGGAAGATGAGGAACCCAAGAAAAAGAAGAAAAAGTATAAGTCGGATATTTAAGGGTTAGTAAATATGGTTTCATTCGAAGGTGGTAATTAGATTCGTTCTGTTATCACCTTCTTTAGTTTAAACAGATTACATTATGGCAAAGAAAACAAAAGTAGGTTTAAAAGTACCAACCAAAAATGAGATATTGAAAAAATATGGTGGGATGATTAAGGTAGCATCAGAAACTAAAGAAACGGGTTTATGGTTACCTTCAACATTCTTTGCTCTCAACTACTTATTCGGAGGGGGAATACCCTGGGGAAAATCAATAGAGATTGCTGGAGAAGAATCATCAGGTAAGTCTCTTATTGCATACAACTTTGCATACTCTACAATTCAACTTGGTGGACACGTAATATGGGTAGATGCCGAACAATCATGGATGAATTCATGGGCAGAGATTAATGGGGTAGACCCAACTAAAGTAACCTGCATTAATGATACCCGTATCGAATATGTATCAGATGCAGTAGCAGATTTAGCAATATACCTTCGTTCTCAGTTAACTAATAATGAACCGATACTCTTAGTAATCGATTCTATTGCTGCTATGGACTGTGCAGATAATATAGATGCTAAAATGGCAGAAGGTAAAGCAGAGATGGGAGGTAGAGCAAAGGCTCTTTATAAATATTTCCGTATTAGAAGTGAACTTTTCTATAAACTGGGAATTTGTCAAATATACATTAATCAACTAAGAACGGCACTAAATGTTGGATTTGGAAAAGATAACACAACAACTACAGGAGGAGCAGCACTTAAATTCTATGCTTCAATCAGAGCTGCATTCTATTCTGGAAAAAGCATCACGGTTAAGCAAAAAGGTAAAGAACGAAAAGCAGGCAAGTTAGTCACAATCAGACTTATCAAAAATAAGGTTGCTCCTCCACGACCTACAATCTCTAAATGCCCAGTATACTTTAATCCTAAGTTCCATGAAGTCGGCTTTGATAGATGTTTTGGACTCGAAGACGTTTTAGTAGAGAATGATATAATAGAAAAATCCTCAGGAGGGGTTTATAAGTTCAAAGGTAAAACTCTTGCAAGGGGAGAAGAGAAATTTCAAAAACTTCTTGAAGAAGATGATGACCTTCGTCGTAAGTTACTTCGTAAAGCAGATATTAATACTATCGGTACCACTAGAAAGAAGTTACAATCATTGACTACTAATTATTATCCAGTAGATGGAGTAGAATATGAATCATTTAATGAGTCGGAAGACGAGGAGGAAGACGATGAATAAAAAAGAAATTGAGGGTATAGAAAAGATTATCCATGATTATCTGAAAGAAAACCTAAAGATAGAACCCAGATGTAGATACCTTGATGAGTATTCCGGTCCAGATAATTATCTAGATATCTACTTGGGTGAAGAGAAAATACAAGAAGTATCCCTATATGAATTAACTTTTACGAGATGAGTAAGAAAACAATATTATTGATTGATGGGGAGAATATTCTCCATCAATCTTTTCATAAGTTCGAAAAACTTAAGAGTACAGACGGTAAACCAAGTGGAGCAATCTTTGGATTTTTCAAATCACTTCACATGTATCTTACACGGTTCGAACCAGATGATGTTTATATATCATTCGATAATGGGCATTCACCTTTGAGAATGGAACTGTTACCCAATTATAAGGGACACAGAAAGAATATATCCGTAGATTACGAATCATTGCAAAGTCAAAAGGCAATTATCATGAAGTTATTGGGTATGCTAAGAATTAATTATATCTTCGATAAAAGAAAATCTACAGTCTATGAAGGAGATGATTTCTTAGCATACCTTGCAATTAAAAAATTCCAATCCGAGAAAATGATACTTATATCATCGGACAAGGATTTTAATCAACTGTTATCAAATAATCTAAGGATATATAATCCGAGAAAGGATGAGATGATAAGGATGGATAATTGCAAAGAGTTATTCGGATATCATTCTCATGAGACGGTAGAATACCTTGCTATGGTTGGAGATACTTCTGATGATATTCCGGGGTTCCCAGGTATAGGTCCAGTAAAAGCAAGGAAAATCCTTGATGAGGGTAGGATTGAAAAATTCATTTCTCACAGTAAGAACAAAGAATATCTTCAGATTTGGAAAAGGAATGAGCAATTGATTGACCTTTTTTGGTTTGTAAGACATAATCCTTTGAAGGAATTACCATTAAAAACAAAAAGGGAGTTTAAATATGAGAAATTCAAGAAAGTATGTATCGAATACTCTTTAGCATCTTTCTTGACAAATGAATTTATAAAACCATTTAAAGCATTACATCATGAGTAAAAAAATAATGTTTGTAGGTCCCTCTGGGATAGGTAAAACCACTTTAGCACAATACGTGGCTAAATCACAAAACATACCTTTTGTATCAGGTAGTATGTCGGATTTATTACCGGCTATGAAAGATTTATCTCATAATGAGGTATTATCACTCGGTTCTCAGGCAATGCAAACGGCAGATTATCAACTCCTTAGTTTAAGAAACAGACTCTTTAGAGGTAAAGAAGAATTTGTTACAGATAGGAGTTATGCTGACCTGGCTGCATATTTTTGGTATAAACAATCTAGAACTATTCCGGAATGCGAATTAGAACACTTTATAGGTTGTTGTAAAGCATTAATGGAAGACCAATGTGATTTAGCAATCTTCCTTCCTCTAAACCTTTGTAATTATTCTGATTGGGCAATGGAAGATAATAAGAAGAGAATTACGAATAGATTCTTTCAGATTCAGATATCATTGTTGATGGGAGAACTTCTTGCAGATTGGGAAATATCCACATTATGTTTATCAAGTCTGGATTTGGAAGAAAGAAAAGAACAAATAGACTATCATATAAACCGGATATGGGGAAAGAAGTAGTATTTATAGCATTCTCGGATTTGCACATAAATCTATGGGCAAAGTTTAATGAGAACAATAATAGGACCTTGAACTCTTTCAAGGTCCTGTCTATTATTGCAGCTAAATGTGAAAAGTATAAATGTCCTGCTTTATTCTGTGGTGACCTGTTTCATAAACCAGAGTCAATAGACCAGGATTTGGCATTAATAGTAGAAGAAGAATTTGAAAAGCTTACTAAATATAAATGGAATCTGATATACATAAATGGTAATCATGATTTGAAAGGTATTAATCGAATTGATAATATACGAAAAGGGTGGCCATATATATTTTGGAAACCTTTCATGATATGCGTTGATGGTAACCGATATAAACATGCTTCTTATGGGGATTACCATATATATGGTGTACCATATATTGATAATAATGTGGGTCTAAGTGAATACCTTAAGAAACTCAAATTAGATAAGAATGTAAAGAACATTTTACTTCTTCATACTGATTACCCGGGAGCAAGAGATACTGATGGCAGGGAGGTTGATTCTGTAGAAAATCTGAATGTGAATACTCTAAACAAATTTGACTTGGTATTATGTGGACATATACATAAACCTCAAAGATTGTCAAAGAAGGTTTATATGATAGGTGCACCTAATCACCAAAGAAGAACTGATAGAGGTTGTAAATTAGGATATTGGGAGATATATTCAGATTTATCCATGAAGTTCATCCCCTTAAAAGAGTTTCCGAAATTTATTGATGTAGAAAAGGAAGATGATATTAAAGATGATGGTAATTATTATACGGTAATACCACAAAAAGCTAGTACTCCAGTTAATAACAAACATAAGATTACTAAGCAACTTTCTAAGAAAACTCTAGCAAAGAGATACTTAAAAGAGAAAGGTATAAAAGATGAGGTTAAAACCAATCTTTTAATAGAAACACTTAAAAAAGCTGAATCATGTTAACATTTCTAAGTATGGATGCAGAGGGATTCTGTTCAATAGAATCCCTACATTTGTTATTGAATACCCAATGTACCATACTAATCAAAGCTCCGAATGGCAAAGGGAAATCCACTATCCTATCTGCTTTGGTATGGGCAATATATGGGAAAAACCTAAAGGGAGTTTCTGAGGTAAATACATGGAAACAAGTAAGACCTAAAGATTACAAAGGTACCAGAGTTCAAGTATACTTTCAGAAAGATTCACATACTTATAAGATAATAAGATGTCAAAAGTATGAGGAAGTACTTGATGATGGGGCTAAAGGTAAAGACCGACTTATATTTATCAAGGATGGTGATGTCATTGATATAAAAGGGAAAGGTAAAATACAAGAGGCCATAAACAGAGAAATAGGTTTATCATATACTCTGTTTATGAATTCAATTATGTTTGGCCAGGGTATAAGGAGGCTTATACAAGAGTCTAATTCAGATAAGAAAAAGATATTCGAAGAAGTATTTGATTTAGAGTTCTTAAACCTTGCTAAGGGAATTGCATTGCAAGATAAGAATAACCTTATATCTCAGATAAACGAAGTAGAGCATGAGTCTCAAATGCTGAAGAAAGAATTAGAGGCTAACAAGGAGGCTTACTTTGATATGAGAGATAGAGAGAAATCATTCAAACAAAAGATTAGGGAAGAGAGGAAAGAACTAAAACAGGATAGGGAGAAGCTAACTAAGTTACTGATTGAAAAACAAAAACAGATTAAAGATGAAGTAGATGCCTCACTTCAGATAAAAATTAAGAAACAGAATAAGATAATTCTGGATTTGAGAGGTAAGATAAAAGATGCTAAGAGTTTATCTAATGTACCTTTAAAGAAGGTCATTAAAGAATTAGTAATACAGTTAGAAGCTGGACACTACAAACGTGCATTACGAGATGCTAAATCAATATATAAGGCATTCTCTGACCTTGACAAATATGATAAAGAGTATCAAGAGGCTTTAGAGAGGTTAGAGGAATTAAGTAGTGTTAATGATAAGTACAGAAAACTAAAATCTGAATGTGATGATATTGCTTCTGACATTGCTACTGTTGATGAGGATTTATCTAAACTCAAAGCAGAGAAACTTAAAGTCATGTCTCCCAAGTATAAACAAAAGCTTAGGGAGATTAGGAAAAATCTACGGAAAGTTGATGAAGACTTTTATAACAAAGAAGCTGAGTTAGAGAATTACAATTGGTTAATTAACGACCCATTGGGAAATAATGGAATCAAGGCATATCTATTTGATTCATCACTTGAGTTCTTAAATAAATGCTTGGATAAATATTCAGAGGTATTAGGTTTTAGGATAGAATTTAACATTGATTTAGGGACTGCTAGAAAAGAATTTGTTACTATTATTGAAAGAGATGGGCAAATCATTGATTATGATGAACTTAGCGGTGGTGAAAAACAATTAGTTAATGTGGCAATGGCATTTGCAATGAACGAAGCCCTTACTGCATCTAAAGGTATCAATCTTGCTTTCTTAGATGAGGTATTTGAATCTCTGAGTTCAGATAATGTTGAGGTTGTAACTTCCCTGATAAGACATATATTCAAAGATAAAACTCTATTCTTGATTACTCATTTAGACTCACTTCCTCTTGGTAATACGAAAATCCTGCAAGTGGAAAAAACCAACGGCCTTAGTAGGTACCAATTACTATAATGGTATATAAAATACAATACACCATGAATAGTAAGAAGAAAGGAAACAAATTCGAAAGAAAAATAGGAGCCTGGTTCACTAAGTGGACCGGGTTTAAGTTTGAAAGGAATCGGGCAGGCTCGGGAGCTTGGCATTCGAATAAGGATTCTACTTCAGACCTTACCTGTACCGATGAAAGACATGCTCATAGATGTAAGATATCTGTTGAGTGTAAAAATTACAAAGAGATTAAGTTTGAACATATATTACTTGGTAACAAAGGATGTGATATACTCAAATTCTGGGAACAAGCTTCTAAGGATGCAAAGAGAGGTAATAAGGTACCAATTCTTTGTATGAGATATAACTCAATGCCTGCAGAGGAATTCTTTTTCGTTGTAGGTATCAAGCTGGGAGATTTAATTGCCCAATACGTTGATAGGGTAATGTATATACAAGTACCTGGAAATACTCTTATGGTATTTATGGCTAGTGAAGTATTAAGAACTCCCTATAAGTTAATCCATAAGCAAGCAAAATTAATTCTTAAAAACTCCTAAGCCATGAAGAAACGTACCCCATATTCGTATTGCATCTTTTATATCGAAAGAAAGTACTCCGATAGGATTAATCAAGAACTCAAGGAAAAGGGGTATGACCAACTTAAGGCGATTATCCCTACAGTAAGCGTATTGAAGAAAACTATAAAAGGTAAGATGGTATTTGAGGAAGTACCAATATTATTCAACTACGGTTTTATGAAAATGCCTACTGAACTTGCATTCTCTAGACTATTTCTCAACAAGTTACGAAGAAATATATCTGGTATCAGAACCTGGTTGAGAAATACAGAGACAATGCACCCAAGGAAAAAGAAGGCTAGAATCGATAATGGTGAAGACTTCGATGATTTTTCATTGGTGGCTACTGCAAGTAGAAAGGAAGTAAGGAGATTTAGAAGACTCTCTAAAGAGAACAAAAGATTTTCAGTTGAAGATTTAGTCAAAGTAAATCCTGGAGATTACTTAGTATTACGTGGGTATCCCTATGAGGGGATAGATGCTACGGTATTAGAGGTTGACCATCTATGTAAGAGAGTAAAAGTACTTATCTACCCAGAGATGGGAAGAATGGAGGTATGGTTACCATTTGATAATGTAATCTACAGTGTTTACTATAACCACGACCCTGATAAGCTTTATGCTAATCAGGGAGATTTTGACCCAAATCAGATTACCAGTGAAGCGATAGATAATTTAATTAACTTTAGACGATAGTGTTATGAATGAAGCTCAAAAGAAAGCATGGAGTTGTTTAATTGATAAAGAACAACAATCTTTATTCCTTCAACTATCAGAGAGTAAGTCTTCATGGGAAGCTGGTGAAATTTTAAAGTTGTCTCATTACAAGTATCTTGAAATCCGAGAAAGGTCTGAGAAATTCTTTAGGCTATTCTCGGATTTTTTTGAGAAACACACTTCTATCTTTCGACCAGACTGTCCTTGTGAAAGAAACTTTCAAGATTACATGGAAGGATGTTTAGAGAAACGACTAAAAAGAAAAGAGGCAAGTCTATATACTGGAGACTCTGCTCAATTACTCCCGAAGGTAAATACTAAGAACATCGAGAGGAATATGAAAAGGTTGAAGGAATCAGAAGATGAATGGGATAAGGACACTCTAAGATTAATTCTTGAATTTGATAGATGGAATAATTTTAGAATACTACCAAGAATGCTACAACAGCCTTCTGCGTTTAAAAGGCGTTCGAATAAAAAGGACAAGATATACATCAAATATTTACTAAATAGGGTACCTGATTGGATGCACACTAAACTCAGAGAAAGGTTTAGGTATAAGGTAAAACCTGGCAAAAAGAAATATTGGGTAGCCTTAATATCCGAAGAACTATACACGGATGGTTACTTATTATTGCCAGTAAGGCCATTGCAAGAGGTAATCGATGAATTTAGTAGATTTTATATGTATGTGTTTGAAACCAGGGATGATGCCGATACTTTTGGTTTCATGGTATCTAAGTTTATGATTAAAACAGAGTCTGTAAAACTGGGACAAAAATTCTGGCCTGAGTACAGATGCTGTGTGGAAAAAGCATTGAACTATAATTCTGTGAATAACATAGAATTCAATATCAAGAAGTTGGATATGGCCTATAATATCCACACACATAAAAAACCGAAGAAACCTAAGTCCACTGCCGTAGAACGAGCAAAAACCTCGGATTTTTATAAAAATAAGTAAGAAAGTATTTTTATATAAAATATTATTCTTATATTTGCATACAATTTAATGAATACTTAAAAATATTATAGATATGGCAAAAAAGAAAAGAAAAGACCTGAAAGCTCCATCCAAAGAGAAATCCAATTTTCTCGGAGCATCCGGGAGAAACATGACTTACAAGGATTTGAAAAGGAAAGCCATTATATTGGGTATGCCTTTTCCAGATGCCTGCTCTGCTGGAGTATTTGATTTATTACATTACATTCAAAGTTCAGAAGAGAGACCAGATAAATCCCTAATTGATAAGTATGATGATTGGATGGATAAACAATTGGAAACGATTGGTTATTCAAAAGATGACCCACTAAGGAATTCACGATTAAGGCTTGGGTTTCTCGGAGAAGAAGGGGAAAACGGGCAAAGAAGAACTAAACGGGTTCCCGGGATAAAGAAACCAAGAGAGAAAAAGCCCCCAAGAGAAAGGGATGAATTTAATCTCATCAAGGGTACTAAGAAATCCTATGTATGGGAATTAACTGCAAAGGGATTTGATATCGATAGAATTATTCGAAGGATGAAAAAGAAGTTCCCTGAAGCAAACGAGAAATCTATTAATCTTTGGTATAGAATGGCAAAGAGGAATATCAATGGTAAAGCTAAAGGAAAGTAATATTGGACCAATTCTTCCAGATAGATATTATATATGGACATGGCGACCAGATACAACCAATAAGATTATCACCGAGAAGAAATTATATCGGAAACATCTAACGGGTATTCCATATTTTACTAGACACCACGTAAAAGTTACCCTGGTTTATCTATATGGAGTAGATGTCCTACAATATATTCATATTATATCTGGAAGGAAACTCTTGCAACAAGGTATTAGAGAATTATCCGATATGAATGGTAAACTCTTAAAAAGGGGAGCTACTAAATTCTGGTTTAAGGGTAAATTCGTTAAGGCAAAGAAATTCATAATACCCGATGAATATAAGATTGATAAACACAGACGAAGAAGATTTATGGTTCAAATGCACCGGGTCTTTAAGTCAAAAGGAAAAAAGGCATTCGATGAAAGATACTCAATCAAACTCTATGGACAACGGCAAGGCATATCTCCCGCCTATACGAAGCAGAAGAGATTACAAATCTATTCTTCTATCTTACAGGATTTACGAGAGACTGAGTCAAGAGGAGAAGGTTAAATTCAACCTATTATTCCTACAGTACCCACCGTTGGTAAGTTCATTGGCTTTATATCTGAGAAAGAAAATGAATATCCCAATACAGAAAGTACTATTTATCAAAGCACAAAGGGATATGATTGAAATATTCGATGAGGCATCTATTAGGTTTATGGGATATTTACCCAAAGAAAGGCATATTAAGAAGTCTCTTCTATTTCAATGTTTTGTTCCTTTAGAGAATATCAAAATCCGAAAGGCTTATGCTTACATAATGACCAATCGGATGATAGAAAATCAATATTGGGTATACCCAGTTAGATTAGCCGATAACTATAAAATAATGCAAAAAGGGAAATACAAATTTTATACCGAAGTATTCGGAAAGGTTGGTATTCCTGGAATAACTAAAATTCAATACAGCAATGAATGATAAATTATCAAAAACAAACCTGGTTACACATAAACCACTAAATCCTTTTATGGGTAAGACTTTTAAGATACTTACCTATAATCAGGTTGACCAAGTAGTTAATACCGAAACGGTAACTATTGAGTCTCAAGAAGAATTAAAGACAACTCTTGATAGCATTAAACAATATAATGATGCACATGCTCAATTAGAGGGTTTTCTTAAGCTAACGAAGAAACTTATAACAGAGTGATATAAATTTATTAATTAACCAACTTAAACATTACGAAAATGGCTAAGAAGAAAAAAGAAGTGGAACTGAAAGAAGTTTCCAGAAAAGAAATCAATGGTGCAATCATCATCACTTACGAAGATGGTTCAGTAGTAATTATCCTGTCTCTTATACACATCTGACGCTGCCGACGAAGCTAGAAGTGTAGAT